AATTTCACCAATTAGTCAAGAGAATATAGACAAATATAATATTGATATAAATAGAGGATATTACCTTATTTATTTCCAATTATCGCCTACTCTTGCAGTTAACGAAGAAGTAACTATCGAAATGCTTCCTCTGTATCCTAATGCTTTATTATATGATGGAGTAACTGATTATAGTGAGAACGCCAATATTTCTGCATTGACGGATTTTACTTATGTGTTTAAAAGAAAGTTACTTGATAATGTAGCAGGTTGTGCATCTATGACTAAAGGTTTAACTGACCAACAGAGAGCGGTAGTAATAGATTATATCAATACAACTGGTGGTATCAATGGTACTTTTGGAAATATGGCTTTTGTACCTAGTTTAAGAGATAGTGATATTATATATAGTACTACAACAAATATCAACGGTACTACTATTACTAAAGGTAATAATCCTGATAGTAATGGAATTGATATAGGTAAGTTTGCCACTTATTACAAGAAGATGGTATTCTACAAACTAATCCTCTATCCTAAAACCATACCACTATTGCAGATTAACTTCCTGAAGAATCTGATGGAGAGAGATGAGATAATTGATTTAGATAATCCTATATTCAAGAAATGAAATTAATGCCCTTATAAGATACTTAGATTAGTTTATATACTAATTGCAGTAGTTCTAATAACTATGTACATACTAGGTTTAATATTTAAAAATTTAAAGTTATGATTGATTACATTGTGTTTCCTATTGCTGATATAGGTGAAAAAGAATCAGCTAAGATTGAAGAACTTAACTTAGTTCTACGTGAAAACAAAGCTAAAGATAAAGCACTTATGAAGTGTCAACATTTCCAAGAAGTGTTTCCTAGTAAAGTAGAACGGATAGTAACATTTGACGAAGGAGGTTTCGAGAATATTACTATTGAATATCCTTATGAAACTTATTCTGATAAAACTCTTTATGATTTGTTAGATAGTCCTGATTGGAAACCTGAACTAGATGAATCAATGGAGACATCCCCCATAAAGAAGTAAGTTTATTGAATCATTAACTCTTAAAGCCCTGCTATAACAAGTAGGGCTTTTATTTTGTTCACGAGATACATAACTTTTTAATAAAATTATTATGTATAGCTAAAATAGATTAATGCTCGAATTTCTTATATTGTACTTTGTTATAAGTGTATAGTAGCTGCTATAAGATATTCTTAATTTATTAATCTAAACCTTATTTATTATGTAAGTAATTGAAAAAGTTAAAGTTGTTCCTGAAGGCTATAATGGTGCAGGGATGGACGGTATGTACGGTCGCCGTGATGTTAACGGTAAAGCTAATGCAGGTCTTACGCTTGGTATTATCGGTACTGCTCTTGGAGCTTGGGCTTTATTTGGCAATCGTCGTTCTGCTGGTGTTTTCGGAACTGGTGCAGGTCTTATGGGAGACGGTTCTACTAACATTAACGTAGTTGGTGTTGGTGCAGGCAATGGTACTGCTCCTACTGCTTTCCAAGCATGGGCTAAATCTTGTGAAGATACTCTTGCTTTGCAAGGTGGTCTTTATCAGTGGGCTTTGACACAACAGAGTCAACGTTTCCAAGACCGTCAGGTAATAGACGGAGAAATGTTCGGTTTGTACAAATCACAGATTGATGCTGACTTTAGTCTGTACAAGGGACAGCGTGATAACTACGATGCTCTTAAAGCACAAATTGACGAGCTTAAAACTCAAGTTGCTGTTGGTGCTGCTATTCGTCCATATCAGGATAAACTTATCCAGTGCGAAATTGAGAAAGCCTTTACAGCAGGTATCAATTATGTCGATAAAAAGACTTGTAATGTTATCTATGGTGTTACTTGTCTTCCTAATGAGCCTACTACAACTGGTCTTGTTGGTAGAAATGCCAATGGCTGTTTACCGTGTGGTTTCGCTCAAACAGCTAGTACTCCTGCTACATAATGTTTTTAATCTAATAAAAAGTAAGTTATGTTACCTGTTAATCAATTTATATTAGGTGGTGACCCGTTGTTTAATTCGGGTAATCTTAACGAACAGATTCAATATCTCGAAGAACAAAAGCGTCTTATTGATGCTCGTCAAAAACAGATACAGCAAGTAGCTACTGGACAACAGACTATTCCTGTTCAACAGCAACAGCCACAAGTTAGTGTTTGGGATTTGATTGATTCAGAGATAGAACCGCTTACAGCTGAACAGAGAAATATGCTAGCTAGTAATGAAGAATATGTAAATAATTATAATAATCTTCAAAGTATGGTTCAAGCAGAAGTTCTTAATCTTGTAAGAGCTAAGATAGAAGGAAGTCCCGAAGGTAAAGCTCTTCTTGATAATCAACTAAAGTTGGTTAAAAATCTGAAAACTAGTATTATCGAGATGTCACAAAGAGAGATGCAATTGTTCAATGCTTTTAAAGAAGCTAGTGCAAAGAATCCTTCTCTTACGTATGAAGAATTTATTAAAACTATGAAGTAATGGTAGACGTAAGTGTAGTAAAACAAAAGCTGCAAGATTATATTATTAATCAGATAGATATTCTTGGCGAATCTAATCCGGCTATTAAGTTAGTTAAGCCTTTGGCTAAACGTGCAATTATTAATAACATTGATAGTTTTGATAAGTTTATTAACGCTATTGCTAAAGACGGTAAAATTGATATTGAAGGTATTGTTGACGAAGAGATGGAAATAATCAAATCTATACCTAACTTTGATTTCAATGTTCCTATGCTTGGTAATGGTAACATCTCTAACGGTAACATAACTCTTTCTATTCCTTTTATTAATAAAGGAATTATGTTTAACCAGTCTGATTTGGAAACATTCAGACAACTATTAACTAAATAACATTATGAGAGAAGTACCATACGAGACAGACCATGATGTTCGTGCTCGTTCTCGGAGAGACGAAATGTACGAACGAGTTAATGATTTCCTTGCTCGTGGCGGTCGTGGAAGAAGCGGTCGTGGCGGACGTGGAAGAGGGATGATGAATCGTATTGGATATAAGACTTACGACAACTACGACAGGAATGAACAAAGAGGTTACGGCGAACGTCATAGATATGATGAAAATCGAGGTTATGACGGAAGTCACGGCTACGATGAAGAAGAACGTATGCTTCTTATGCAAATGCTTGGAGTAGATGGAAACGAACGTTATAATGATTATGGTGATGAACATTTTAATAAGCAGGAAGCTAAGCGTACTGTTGATGAAATGTACCATGTCAAAGACGGTAAGAAATATATCGGTGAGAAATACGATATGCAGAAAGCTCACGAAGTTTGTAGTAAATTCAAAGATAAACTAGAAGATGAAGTAGAAGTTGCTGATGTTTATGTAGCTATTAATGCTCAATATCACGACTACTGTGAACTATTCGAGAAGTGGTTCGGAAAAGGAAACTTTGACGATATGATATTCGAGAGTGCTATCAACTTTTGGTTTGATGACGTTGATTTCGGAGAAGATAAACTCTGGAAGTATTTCAACGAATTGAAGTAATACAAGTTTTGTTATATTCCTAAAGAGAGATTACTAAATAATAGTAGTCTCTCTTTTCTTTTTAAAATAAAATCCTATATTTGCATCTGTAATATAAAACTTAATGCTTATGGGAATATTTGTTAAAGTGTTGTTTGTAACTATAATAGCTATTACTATTATAGTATTCGCATGGAAAGAGATTACTACTATTCTTCCTGTGAAAGTTGTATCTTATGTAAAGATAGCAGGTGTGCTATTAAGTGTTATTCTAGGTACTCTATTATTCTTATTGTAATATGGACTTCGGGAATATACTTAATGAGATTCTACGTACTACTGCTACTAGTTTCGATTTCGCATTTGTTATCTGTGTTAATGTACTAGCATACCTAGTAATTAAACTAGTTGACAAACTTAATGGAGATAAAGTAGTAAGTACTTGGAATAAAAGAGTGATAACTCTTATATGTGCTGTATTAATGGGAATAATATACTTCTCATTAAAGTTAGGTGATGTTAAAGTAGTACTTAATTCTATTATTCTTAGCTTTGTATTTTGGAGTTGGATTCTAAAACCAATACTAGCCTTCTTCAAGATAGATTATAAGAAGTTTATAATAGAAGATGATGAACCTAATCAATATCCAAAGTAAGTACTATTAGTAAGATTAACAAGTGAGAGTCGACTAGTGATAGTCGGCTCTTTCAGTATACACGCTCCTTTATGGGGGAATAAAAAGTATGTCCCACCTTCCTACGCTTTCATAGAAGCTCACCATAGGACTTTAGTACCTTTCCTTAACTTACTATTATCCGACAGTATTGCGTGCCACCACGGGTCTTAAAATGCGTCACGTGTATAAAAATGTTTACAATGCGAACGCTTGTAAGCTAGATAGTAAGCTAGATAATAGTGTTGAATCAAAATTATTAATAAAAGTCTTGTTAATACTAATATAATAACTATATTTGTTATAATACTAATTCAAAAACAAAAGTAATATGGCTTCATTAAATCAAATTGTATCTGAAATAGCTCATGCTATTCATCAGCCTAATAACTTTACTACGAGACAAACTATTCGTAGTGCAGTTATTCATACGTTCAATGAACAGATAAGACAGACTTATGAGCGTCATGCTAATGTCGATAAGATATTAATGCAGAGATATAGAGTAAGTCTTATTAGTGTTCCTGACGGAGATATATTTCAAAGTCTTGTAAGTACAAAGTATAAAGTTAAAAGAAGTAAGGTTAGAATACCTAGACCAGTTCGTCTTGATAATAATCTTCCTTTTGTTAGCGTTCGTACTGTTGGTTATGATAATATGGCTATTCCTTTTATTAAAGAAGCAAATGCTCAATTTTATAAAGCATTGCCAGGAATGTGTACTAGTCTAAGTTATGATTATATCAATGGTTATCTATATGTTAATAGCAATGGTAATCCGTTGATTGAACCACTAGGACATATTATTATCGAATCACCATTTGAAATACCTACTGAAATTCCTATTGAAACAGAAGAAGGAGTTGAATCTAACTTCGATAATGATGATGAATTTATCATTCCCGAAGATATGGTAGAACGAATCAAAGACGTAATCTATAAACGTAATCTACTTAATGTAGAGAGAGTAACTAATGAAGTCCCAGTTAAGGACGATATAAATAAACAACAAATAGAAGTATAATTATGGCTAGCGGTGAAAGATACGACCACAGAAATATGTATACTAGCTTTATAAAGACAGCCGAAGAGGATTATGTTCTCGTGTCTGAAAAGATAGCTAGATACAAGTCTTTATTATATAAAATCAAATATTCTATTGAACAAAATAGAAATGCTATTGAAGCTATATTTGATGTATGTGTTTATAACTATTGGGAATGGAATACTGATGAACTAGATGTTAATAAAAAGATGGAGAAAGCAATAGATGCTAAGTTCACTAAATTCGATTCTTCTAAACAACTAAGATATGGTAATATATACCGTAACTTAAAACAATACTTTAGAGTACTTCGTAAAATAAGAGAATATGAGATAAGACAGCAGAGAATTAAGAATCGTAAGAGCATTACTCGTCCTCAATATAAAGCCTATTGCAAGTTATTCTTTAGAGAAGTATCTAAAGAAGTTCTAAGAGGAAAAGTTTATAAGTTTGAAAAGAGATTAGGTTGTCTTATTATAGAAAGAGTTTTAGTTAGAGATAGTTTTACTACTGCCGATGGAAAAGTTGTTAAACTCAAGAAGGTTATTGACTATTATAAAACAGAGTTAAATAAAAGAAATCTTCTTGCTCAAGGGCTTATTCCTTATAATAAGAAAGACCATGCTGCTGCTTTACTAAGAGGTGAGAAATACGAAGGAATTAAATATGTGGAGTATCTTGATAATCCTTATTATTGTAAGTTACTTATGATTGACGGTACGATTAAGAATAGACCATTGTTTAAATTCTATGGAACTAATCTTCACATGAAACGTAGCAATGATGATATACTATCTGAATGTAAAACTGTTGAAGATATTATTAATGTTGATACTGATATTAATAATCGTCTTTCTTTAATTAATAAGTTTGACCCAAGTTACACTATAAAATATATTAGAAATAATGAACAAAGAGCTATCTTCCGTAGAAACTATTATCGCAAGACTTGATAATGATTTCAATATTATGAGTAGTGATTATATACCTAGAGTGGGTGCTTGGTGTATAGATGCTATGAATGAAATGGGTATTCTTCAATATGAAGAAAAAGAAACTACTGTTGATGTTGTTGATAGAGTTGCTTATTTCCCATGTTGTATGAACGCATTTAAAGTGTATGCAGACGGGTGTGAGGTTTCCCCCATAAAGAAAGGGAGCTGTCATTGCTCTTCCAGTACTACTGAATACTTCACTCAAGACCGAGAGAAAGCTAGGGAACGAGAAAGTAAGCGTACTGTTGAAGTAGACCCTGAAAGCTACGAAGGACGTAATTACGTTTATCTTCGTGATGCCAATGCTATTCAATTAAACTTTGATACAGATGTTGTTAAAGTATCCTATCTTACAGTTAAGACTGTATATAGTGATACTTTTCATTGTAATATTCCTGTTATACCTAATAACGGAAAACTTATTGAAGCTCTTGAATGGTTCTGTATGTGGAAGCTATTAAGTAGAGGACTTAAACATCAAGTATATTCTCTACAAGGTGCTATGCCAGTTAATCCATATTTGTTATGGAGAGATTCTCGTGACAGGGCTAGAACTTCTGTTATTAATGAAAACCAAGATGCTAATGCCTATAAAGGTTGGGCGTCGTTCTTTTATAATGCAACATTTAGACCTAGAGACTAATGGAGATAATTAAAGAACTTAATAAAGATGATGGGTTAGAATTTATAAAGAACGGTTCTATTACCCATGCTGTAAATGTAATAGTTTCTAAAGACGGTAATTCTATTCAGAATGAAAAGTCTTTAGAGACTATTGTTACTTTAGATGAAGGGGAAAAAATAGTAGGTATAATTTCTTGTGCTAGAGAATTAGTAATATTTACCGCTAGTAATAAGATATACCGTTATGATGAAAATACTAAAATTAATACTTTAGTTTCTTCGTCTTGGAAATGGTATGGTGGAGAAGTATTTGGAACTTATACTTATAATGTTCGTGGAGATTTAATAGTAGCTATTAGTGAATGTAATCCTAGAGAAGATGTTCCTCTTAAAGTTATTAATCTTAATAATGCTAATTTAGGTTCTGATAATATATTTACTTTAAATCCTGATATTCCTCAAACTACTGTTGTTGATTACGGTCAAGAATATGGTGGTAGAATGAGAAATGGAACTTATTTATTATTTATAAGATTTGAAATTAGTGATAATGAATTTAGTAGTTGGAAAGATTTAGGAGTAGTTATTTATCTATCCCCTAGTCTAACTAGTAATATAATATCTTCTGTAACTCTTCAAGGACCTAGTAATACTACTTCTACTTATGATATTAGAGACTATGCAAGAGAAGATATTGAATACAACGCTAATTCTATATTTGCTACTTTAAATATAGATAATAAAAGTGGAAATACTTTTAAGTCTTTCCAAATAGCTTATATATGTACTTATAAAGATGGAAAAGAAGCATTTAATTTAGGTTCTTATTCATTTAACAAATCAGGTATTTATAGAATATCAGGAAATCGTAGTAGTAAAGAATCTATTTCAGTAGATGAAGTTTTAATATCCGCTAATAACTTCAATCTTTATAATGTAAAAACAATGTGTAACTATAATAATAGATTATATGTTGCTAATTATAAAGAAGAAACTCGTAAGTTAGATATTTCCAATATTGATACTAGTAGTATTGCTGTTGGAGTATGTATGGAAGAAGATTACTATGGAAATAGATTAAATGATGGATATGTTTTAAATGTAGGTAAACCAATAGAAGATGAAGTATACAAATTCTATATTCATTATGTTCGTCCTGACGGTAGTTATACAGAAGGTATAGTAATTGAAAATAATAATTATCGTCATAAAAAAGACGATGGCACATGGGAGAAAATACCTGTTCAAATAGTTATAGGAAGATATTATAATATTTCAACAAATAAAGATGTTGATATTATGTTTGATTGTTATGATGATACTAAGGTATCTGATGTAAAAGCTGCAATCGAACAAGCTAAGATAGATTATCCCAATTATTATTCTTCTACTATTAAGGATAAACTAGGACTTATAGATATGGCAGAAAAAGCTAAAATAGATTATTATTGGTTTAATCTTGACCCAAGATTTACTAACGGTAATACTACTCACGCTAGTCCGTATTGGAATATGATATTCTGTTGTCCTTATACTAATAATAATGGAGATAGATTATTTAGAACTCCTCATAAGATTAAAGGAAACTTTACTTTTAGAGAAGTTCCTATGTATGAAGGTTTTGTAGGTTTCTTTATAAGTTATGAAGAAATACAAAGTATTCTTATATGTGATGGTATTGTTGACCAACATAGAGATATTGCAATAGGAACTGATACTAATAGTAAACTTCAAAGTAGTTTTAATAGTGTTACTCCTTATGGATATAGTTATCAGTTTTATTCTGATGATATATATGTATTAAAGAAAAGTGCTACTCCTAATGTATTTGTTGATTTAGGAGTATTTGATTTTATGAATCGTGATGCTAAAAGTGCTAATGAAGGATGGGCTGCTAAATATATTGCTAAGGATTGTTTTCCGGGTTCTAATAGAATAGCTAATATAGTAAATACAAAGCCATATTATAATATAGGAAATACTTATAATATGGGAGTATCTGCAAGTATTATAAGTAATACAGGGGGACAATATTATAAACTTACTTTTCCTTCCGTTGGAAAAGCAATAACTCCTGTAACTGTTAATGTTATGAATGATGGGAGTGCTAGAAAATTAACTACTATTGGAAGATTACTTTATGTAAGTCAAGAAATATATATTAAGAAAGAAGGAGTTAAATTAATTCGTTTAGGACAAACTAAATATATTAATGGAGAAATTACTCCTACTGGAAAGTATATGTATGGAGATAATCTACAAAAACAAAATGTTACAGGATTTGTATCCCTACAATCAGTTATCATATTTGATAGTGGTGGTGTTAAGTTTGTTGGAGATTGGTGTCCTAGATTTGGGGATGATTCTTTACAAGATGAAAGATTTTATAGGAGATATATAGATAACTTAAATCCTTCTGCTAATACTCGTGATAATCTTCATATAAACGCAGTAGAATTTTATAAACAAACTCCTTATCTTCCTTCTGCTAAGATAATGAAGAATAATGTTCCTGAAGTTTATTTTACTTATACTAGTTCAGGTGTTACTAAAAATATTGGTAATAAGCAATTAACTGCCGCAACATTATTTGATTTATATGAAATAGCTTCTATGTATTACGATTATGCTAGACCTAACTTAAATGCTTATAATCCAAATGCAGTTAGTAATCAGATAACTACTTATGGTAAATTTATTCGTAGAAGTAATGTTTTACAATCTGAATCAACTGCTAATGCTTGGAGACAATTTCCGACTGATGGATATAAAGTAATAAGTGAAAATAAAGGAGATATAATTAATATACTTGGAATAGGTATTTATCTTATTGCTCATTGTGAACATTCGATGTTTATCTTTAATAGAAATAATACTCTTGCTACTAAAGATAAAGACGTTCAAATGTATATGCCTGATGCTTTTGATACTGAATATCAAGAAGTATTTACTAGTGAAAAAGGATATGGCGGTTTACAAGATTATAATGCCTTTACTTGTAATGAAACTGGTTATATATTCTTTGATAAAAGTAAACGTAGAATATATCGTTTTGATGATAAACAATTAAATGATATTACTGATGGTATTCAGACTGTTATTGATGAATATGTTAATGAGAATACTATTATTGATATGGGAATGGATAAAGAGAATAATCGGTTAATCTGCTCCTTTATGGGGGAAGATTCAATTATCACATTATCTTATTCGTTTATTACTAATAGTTGGATAAGTGTTCATAATTATTCAGGTAAGTATTTCAATACTAAGACTGATTTATATCTAACTAATAGTTTAGCTCCTAATCTAATATATCGTTCCGGTAACATAAAAGTAAATAACTATTTAGATTATGGTTATTGTACTATTCCTAAAGATAAAAATGTATTCTATTTAGGAGATAAAGATACGCAATGTGCGGTAATAGATATAGTATTTAACCTAGAATTTGAAACAATTAAGTTACTTAATTATATTAATTATGCTATAAAAAATTCAGCTAATATTAATTATAGTGGAGATAAAATTCTTATATTTACAAACTCGTGTATCTCGACTGAATGGGATATAAGTACGGAATCAAGAAATCTAATCAATTATACAAAGGCTTACTATGAGCATGGTAAATGGAATTTCAATTACTTCCGTAATCTTATTAATTCAGTCGAACTAGTAGAACCTATTAATAGATTAACTGGAAAATACAATATTAGTATTATGGATGGAGAAGAAGATAGAATAACGGCAGGTAAACCATATAAGATTTATGATAGTCTTATTAATGGTAAATATATCGGTATTCGCTTTATCATTCATGATACTACTTCTAAAGTTAATCTTAGTAATATTGAGTGTTACATTAATAAATATAGAGAATGAGAACAATTAATAATCGACGTCCAAAAGCATTTATTGGTGCTGCCATATCAGTTGGTACTCAACTTATTGGTGGTATTATTGGCGGTGCTAAAAGACGTAAAGCTGAAAAGGCTGCACAACTTGAACAAGAGCGTCAAGCAAGGTTACAAGCTGCTCAACAACAAGCTGCTTATATGACTGAAAATGCAGAGAATGATGCTAATGTTTATAAGGATATACGAAACCAATTAATGAAAAATGGTGGGAATATCCCCCGTAAAGGAGTTGTTCCTTTGGTTGCTGAAGGTGGTACTGCTATTCCTATTAAGAAAGATTCATTTCTTCTTAAAGGGCGTAAGCATAATAATGGTGGCATTGTTATTGGTAAAGGTAAGAACAGTATTGAAGCCGAAGGAGATGAAGTAGTCCAAATTACTCCTAAGCAACTTAAAGTGTTTAGTGCTCAACCTATACTTAATGGTAATAGCCCTGCTGAATTAGTTCAGAAAGGTGCTAAACCTTCTAAAGTATTTGATGCTCAAGAAAGATTTAAAGATAGAAATAATCTTAATGATGACGGTACTAAAAAGAAAAGAAATATGAGAACAATAACTGGTAAGAAAAAGTTAGGAGGATTATCTCGTAAGAAAGATTACGGTTCAGATAAGAAACCTTATCCTAGTGTTAAGTCTAAAGACTTTGCAGGCGGTGGTCGTAGTTATCCGATTCCAACTAAAGCCGATGCTCGTGATGCTCTTAGATTAGCAGGTTTACATGGTCGCTCTGATGTAAAAGCTAAAGTATATAAGAAATATCCTGAATTGAAAAATAAGAAAGCTACATTAGGAACTTTTGGAAGTTTTACTGGTGCTAATCGTAGATTGTTAACTCTTAATCAAAATGTTCCTTCTGCCGGTATTACTGCTGGGGCAAAGATTACTAATCCTAGTGCTTCTAGTATTAAGCCGATGAATGTGTCCGCTAATAGTGGAAGTAAAGGTTTTAACCTGTTTAAAGGAGTAGATAAAGGAGAAGCTATCAGTGCAGGTATTGGAGCTGCTGGAACTTTAATTAGTGGATTACTTAATAAAGGAAGTATAGATAAAACTTCTGCTCCACAAGTCCCTACTCCTCAATTAATTGCTCCTGCTAAACTTAAAACTAGCATTAATATAAATCCTCAACTATCAGATGTTAGAGAATCCGAACTTAGTCAAAATAGATTAGTTGAAGGAAATACTGCTAGTTCAGTAGCTAGTGTTGCTAGACAACAAAGAATATCTAATAATGCTTTAAGTCAAAGAAGTAGATTAAGAGGTGAGAAAGAAAATCTTGAAACTCAATTGCAAAATCAAGATGCGATGAATCGTCAACAAGTAGCTTCTGCAAATGCTCAACAAGTAAATGAAGCTAATAGATTTAATGCCATATCTGCTATTCAAACTGCTAATGATAAAGTTCAAGCTGCTGCTAATAATCGTACACAAATGATTGAAAGTGTTACTAGTGCAGTTAGAGATTATCAACTAGGCGTAGATAAAAGACGTTCAGAAGAAAATGCTACTGCTGCTATGATGAGTGCTAATCCTGAACAAATGGAATTGTTCTTAAAACTAATGGAAAAGAATAAAGGTAGACTAGGTAATATACGAAGTACTTTATTCAGATGTGGTGGTAAGAAAAAGATTGCTTAATTATAAATACTATAACTATGCCGATAGATATTAAAACAGCAGGTTATCAAAAGAGGGAGCGGGTTGCCGCTCCTTTAGATGTTTACAATAGTACGTTAAATACTCTTCAACAGAAACATGATACTGCTATTGAAACTAGTAATCAGATTAAAACGTTTCTTGCTAATAAGCAATTAAACGAAGCTGAAAATGAGTGGCTCGATAAATATTCGAGAGATGTTAATGCTCAAATAGAAGCAAGTGCTCAAGAAGGTAGTTATGCTACTGCATTAACTACTGCAAGAAGATTAGCCGGAGAAGTTGCTAGTAATCCAGGACTTATTGGTCGTGAGCGTTATCAACAAGAGTTTAAAAAGTTCCAAGACGAAGTTACTAATAGTGATGCTTATGATGGAGATGTTAAGGCTTATACATTGGAACAGAACAAATATAATTATCAAGACCAAATAGATGAAACAGGTAGAGTAATAGGCGGTAATCAATTTAAACCTAATTATCGTCCTGTTGAACAAATAGATTATAATACTTTATATCAGAAAGTATTGTCTACTGTTGGTGTTGATTCTAGTTCAGGTGAACAGTTAGTATGGGGTGATGCAGAAGGCAATCTTAAAGAAGGTCAAGGAAATATTGCTGCTGGCGATGTTCCTTATCTTAAAACTTCCGGTGGTATTCAACAGTTATCTAAGGAGAAGATACGTGCTGCATTTGAAGCTGCATTAAATGAAACTCCTGGTGCTCGTGCTTCTCTTGAACAAGACTATAAAGTAAATGTTTGGAAAGCTAATAAAGGTAATAAGAACAATCTTGTTACTAAACCTGACGGAACTATTATGTCACAGAGAGAATTTGAAGAGAATCTATTTGCTCCTAGATATGCTGCTTCTGCTTATCGTAGAGTTGAAAGTAGAATTAATCCTGAATTAGGATTTAATCTATTAGCTGCTTCTCGTAAAAATTCTGCTAAACCTAAGACTGGTAAAGAACCTGATTTACTTCCTTCTTTAGCTACTATTGGTGGTAAAGAAAAAGTAGAACCTGATACTCCTGCTAAAGTACAATCTCAATTAAATACTTTTAATGGTCAATTATCTAATATGTTTTCTTCTTATGGAATATCTAAATCTCTTCCTTTAGATGAAGCATATAGTAAACTGCGTTCAGGTATTGCTAATAATGTTACTTTATCCGATGCTGCTAAGAAACAATTATTAGATGAAGCTAATACTTATTATAGAGGAATAGCTAATGCTAATAATCGTTTAGATGCAATGAAAGGACATCTTACACAAGAAGAACAATATGCTTCGGAGTTCTTAGGTAAGAGATTAAGTAACGGAGATATGGCAGATACTAATAATCCTATGCAACTAGAATATGCTAATAGAATGAATAAGTTATTTACTGATTCTAAAGGCAATAGTTTCGATACAGTTCTAGTTAATCCTATTAACGATAGTAGTAAAGCCGTTATTATATCTAAACTTAGAACAGATATGGGACTGACTAGTAAAGATGTGTCATTTAGTAAAATAGGAGATAAAGAATATATTCGTATTAGTAAAGACGCTTATACTCGTTTAGCTCCTGAAATAGCAGATGTTCTTAAACTTAGTCCCGTAGGATTTACTACTGGTAATAATGTTCCTGAAAAATTTACTAGAAACGATGAAGTTTTCTATGGAAATAAAGTATATGGTAGTTTAACTACTATGGGTATTGCAGGATTTAGAGCAATAAGAAGAGGTGAAATAACTACTGCTAAGAGTACTAAAGATTCTCCTGCTTACGTATATGAAAAAGCTGCACAAATATCTAATGCTGCAACCGAACGTATATCTGAATCATTACCGTCTACTTATGTTGATGTTAATGTATTTGATTTACCTCCTCATATAGTTGCTACCGGTCAAGGATTTGAAGACGACCAATTAAAGAACTATAATGAAAGAGTAATGAACATGATTAGTATTGCTAATCCTGGAAGTATTGTTATTAAGAAACGTAATGCCGAAGGAGTTCTTGAACCTGTTGAAGATAGTAGAGAACGTGATGCTATTATGCAAACTATTCAAGCACAAGTTAAGAAGAAAAATATTAATAATGGTTGGTGTAGTTCTGCTTCTACTGGTGAATATGGAGTATTCTTAAATATTCCTTATACTCCTAAAACTGGAAAGAATAGTGCTAAGAATCCTGATTCTGAAATGGAAGAGAGAGTACAAAATGCAGTAGCCGGAGACTATATGATTACAGGTGCTATTCTTAATGATGAAATAGAAAGATTCAAATCTTTACCTGCCGTTAAAGCAATGGATACTCTTAATTCTATTAAATATAATAACGCACTTAAAAGGAATTATCGTTTATCTGATGCTGAATTTGGAGATGGAACATATTCTGCTGTTACTAATGGTGATAGTTTCTATCAAATATTAGACGCTAATGATGAGCCAGTAATTAAGATTACAGAAGGTGAATTATTTCAACGTATGTTTCAGAATAATCAAGCTAATGCTATTCTTGCTCCTGTTAAAGAGGATATAAATCTTATTAGTGCAAGGAATGGTTCTATTGCAAATTCCCCCATAGAGGAACAACAAGTTATTGCTCGTCCGCTTATGCAGAAGGCTATGATAATGGCAGGTGCTACTGGTAATCTAAATGAATTAGATATAGATACTAAGAGACAAGTATTTCAATTCTTTAATCGAATGTATTCTAGTCTTACAGGTGAAACTCCTAGTCAAGTTATACTTAATCAAATGAACGACTTAATGAAGTAAGCGTATGCCAAACATGTTTGATAATATATCAGTAGAAAAAGCTCCACTAACTAGTGGGGCTAATTCTGTTAATATAGCTAATGATGTTCCTACTGTTACTAAATATAAACCTGATGTTGCTGCACAGGGTGACTTTATGTTTCGTAATCTTACAGGTAAAGAAGTGTTTACTGGTACAGAGGAAGATTATCATTCATTAGCTAAGTATGGTGCTGAACCTAATAGATATCAAAGTAGAGAAGAATTAGAAACTCTACGTGCTAAGAATCAATCAGCTTGGAAACAGGCAGGTAATGCTTTAGGACAAACTATTGGTACTGTTATTGGCGATACTGTCGGAGGTATGGGTATGCTAATAGATTTAGCTACTGCCGGATTATGGGATGATAAACCTTTTAGTAATCCTATTACAAGAGCTGGCGATACTATATCTGATTATGTTCGTGACGATTTATTTCCTATATATCGTGAGAACCCTGATAAAGCATTTGATATGAATGACTTTTCAGGTTGGTTCTTTAGTCAAGTTCCTAGTATTGCTAGTTCTCTGTCTTTAATGATTCCTGGCACTCTTTTAACTAAAGGAGTTGGAGCTGTTGGTAAAGGAGTTGCAGCATTAGGACGTAGTAGTTCTAAAGTAAGTCGTGCAATGAATTGGGCAAAGAAGGCTACTAAATTAGATAATGTATATCGTGCTAATAGATTAAAGATATTAGCTAATGACGGTATTACAGCTATTGGTATGCGTTTAGGTGAGAATTATCAAGAAGCTCGTGGTGTTGCAGAACAGATAGAAGGTGAAGCGTTGTCTCTATTTACTGGAATGTCTGACGAAGAGTTTCAGAATTGGTTAGATAATAATCCTGATATTGCAAATGAGACTAAAGGTAGAACTAAAGAAGAAGCTGCTCTTATAGTTGCAGATAAGGCAGCTATGCGTAACTTTGGTTATAACGCAGGTAACGTATTTTTTGATTTCATGCAGTTACGTGCTGTTAATAAAGCAATAGGACAAGTCAATCGTGCTATTACTCCACGTATTCGTTATTCACAGAATCAAGCTCTTGATAGAATAGCTTCTACTGGAATTGAATCTACTAGTCAAACACTTGGACAGGCAGCTAAAGGAACTATTAAAGATTTCGCAGGAAAGATAAATAGAGTTATTAATTCTAGTGAGAATCTTTTGTTATCTGAATTATCAGAAGGTATTGAAGAAGCAATAAACTACGTAGGTCAAGAAGAAGGTACTTTATACGGTCGTTATTTATTAGGTCAAGCTGGACAATATAATGGTGCTGTTTCTATGGATAGAATAGAGAAGTACTTACAGAATCCTCAATTATATAATGCTGCACTTTGGGGAGTTATTGGAGGTATTACTTTTGGCGGTACTATGTCAGCCATTAATAATCGTAAAGGTGGTAATGTAGAAGAGAAACAACGTATCGCTGAAATAAATGGTCGTGAACAGGTATTCAATGAGTATGCTCGTCAGATGCAGATTATTGATAATGGTGAAAATCCATATCAAATAGAACGTGATGCTAATGGTAATCCTATTACTTATTTAGATGACGGTACTGTTAGTCAAGACCCAACAGTTGGTACTACTCGTTATGCTAAGATTAGTCCCGAAGAACAAGAAGATTTACGTGCTGCTGCTAAAGAGAAGTTTACTACTACTCTTACTTTAAATGCTATTCGTTCAGGTAATTATGAACTACTTGAAGATTATATTGAAGACCCTAGACTAAAGAAGAAACTAGTTGATTCAGGTCTTGTAGATGATGCTGAATACGATAGAGATACGCAAGAATTAAAGAAAACTATGCGTACTGTTCTTGATAGATACGTTAATTATTCTACTGCATTACGAAGTGCTAATATTGATGATGCTTTACTAGATGTTGCTATATCAGAGAATATAGTTAATGCACAAGAAGCGGACTTATTAAATAAACGAGTAGAAAGACTTAATACTATTCAATCTCAATTAGAGAATAGTATACCGGCTATTAATGAAGTTCTTGACCCAATGGCTAAGAATCGTATGCAATTAGGTATATTAGAACAGTATCGTAGAGAAGTAATGTCTACTTATAATAGTTTAAAGAATAGTAAAAATCCTTTAGATAGAGCACAAGCTAGTCAATATCTTGATTTATCACGAGTAATCGAATCTAAGGTTACAGACTTACGAAGAGGTTTAAGTCCTATGGAAAGTTTGTTCCTAGATAATGTTCGTAGTGTAGAGAATATTGCATTAGGAATAGAAGGTAGCGAAAAACAGAATAACTTAATCAAGAAACAAATAGAAGAACTTGATGAAAATGATGTGGCTCTGTTTAAACAGGCAGGTAAAGACTTTAGTCTTGGTACTCTTGCTAAACAAGTTCGTAATATTAATTCAGAGTATATGGATAATATGGGACAGATACTTCTTGATGAAATTCGTAGAGATAACTATCGTTCTAATATTATTACTACTAATGAACAAGCTAAAGAGTTTGAAGATACTCGTAAGAAAGAATTCGAAGAAGCGGCTAAGAAGTTAGTTAAGTCTGCAAAGAAGAATCTTAATGATTTCGTTAATGTAGCTACCGAAGAAGAACTTGCTAAGTTAGATAAAGCACTAGATAATGCGTTTACAGAAGAAGAATCTCAAGATACTAGTAATAAGAGTTTATCTAATGCTGTTAGTATTCTATCTAATTCAGAGAATGGTAAGAAAGATATAGCATCTTTAAGAGAAGCTATTACTAAGAGAAGAAATAGTCTTGCTGCACAAAGTCAGGCACAGCAACAGACTGTGGATAACCAGCAACAAGACTCCTCTATGGGGGAAGCGAGGAGCGAAGCGACGAGGCAAGAAGAACCAGAGGTTAAGCCTATTCCAAAACCTAAACCAAAGACTGCTAAAGAAAAGAAGCTAAAAGAGACATTAGATAAAGTAGTATCTAAAGCTAGTTCAGGTGTTGTAAATAAAGCTAATATTAATAACTTAGAATTTACAATAGTAAAGCCTTTTGCTAGTTTAGGAGATGTTAGTAGAAAACCAGTTAAAGTAAGTGCAATAGATGTACGTGTTAGTAAGTTTGGTAACGTTAGTATTGACGGAATGGATGCTAAAGGTAATATCATTGCTGATGTTACTATTGATGAATTAAATGCTGCTATTGCTATCGGAGATGTTACTTACGTAGATACTAGTAAATCTGATGAATCTGCTCCTACTGATACTAATGTTCTTGAATCAGCTATATCTGATAATGACTTAGAAGGTCAACGTCAACGTATAGAAGAGATAAATTTAATTATAGATTTATATAATCAAATACAAGGTAATCAGATAGAAGGTAAGACATTTACTAGTCTTAATGATATGATGGTTTATCTACAACAGTTAAATCCTAGAGCTGTTAGTTTGTATAATGATATTAAAATTCTAGCTAATCGTCAAATAGTAGATGGTAAGATAGTTAATGTTGATGAAGAGATTAAAACTCCTTCTGATATTATACAAGAAGCAAGTAAGACTTTAGATAAAGCTGTTGCAGAGAATAAACAGAATACTAAAGATAATGGTTATTTCTTTAATTTAGTTAATTTAAATGATAGTAAGGTTTACTCTCGTATCGGTCAGTTAAAGACTAATGATACAGTAAATGTAGAACTAGATGAAAACGATAATCTTATTGTTAAATCTCGTGGAATTAAAATAGGTGAGTTTCCTAAGATTGGTTATAATAATGGTAATGTTGAAGTTATGAATCAAGGTTGGAGATATACTGTTAGAAATGATAGTATAGATTTCATAACTCAACTTCAATCTATTATTGCTAGTGAAGAACCTAGTGCTAAAGAATTTGTACAACTGCTTAATAATATACGTCGTTTGTATCGTGTTCGTAATAATCCTGAAGTTGAAGGAACATTCGGACATCAGCTTAATGCTCTACAAGAGAATGGTCACTGGCAGAATTTAACTAGTTTATTCGGTGATACTCAAACTAATCTATTAGATAGGATTAAACATCTTAATAATATCATATTCTTTAATAACGCTCTTAATGTTAATCAGTCTAACTTTAGTGCTATTGTTAATGAATCGTTGACTAATTGGATGAATAAACTCAAGAAGTCTTATACTGACATTAATAACTTAAAGTCCTCTATTAGTAATACTAAGTCTAAGAAGAAACGTCTAGTTGTTGGTCGTACAAGTTCAGGTAGTGTTATTTATGCTAGAGATAAACAAGGTAATCCTATATATCGTAAGTTTGGAGACGTAGCTACTAGTGAAGCTACTGACGGTTATCGTCTAGTAGTAGGAGTTGACGGAGGAGTTGCCGATATTAAATCTAATAGTATTATCGCTGCTAGTCGTATTCCTAGAGGAGTAGTTGGTATGACTATTAAAGATTCGGAAGGTAGACTTATTGCAGTTACTAGTCGTGAGAATACTATGAGTAATAGTGAAACAGAAGCTACTGAATATACTAAGAGGTTTAATGAAGGATTAGATAAATTATTCCATTCATTAGTAGATGCTACTCTACAAGGTAATACTGACTTACATCAACAACTATTAGACGAAATATCTAAGTATGTAGGTAAGCAAAAAGCTCTTTATGGTTATGAAGTTGTAGGTCGTGCATTTCGTCCTCTTAATAAGATTGGAGCTACTATTTACTTTAACGTTGCTGATAGAAATGTAGCATTTGCTATACCTGGTGAAACTAAACCTAGAAGACTTATGGCTCGTATGCCTAATGGTTTTGTTCCTACTAATAATCATGGTAACTTTAGTACTATGATGGAAGGAGTATATGCTACACTTACTCGTAATGTTATTAATTCAGCTATTCGTGGTGAATCTAATTTATTTAGAATGGTAGACGGTAAACTACAAGCTAAGATACCTAATATACTTCAAGATGAATGGATGGACACAGGTTATAGTAGTTATGAAGAATTCGTAGCTAAGGACGGAGTACTAGTTACCGATTTAGGTAATGTTACTGATAGTAAAGGTAATATCATTAGTAACTTTAATTATGTAGGAGATGTATATAATCGTAATATTACTCTTATGAATCCTAGTCGTAGTGCTGGTCGTACTAACGCGGCTAACGCCGCTATTTCCCCCGTAAAGGAGCAACAAGTTGTATCTCCTGTTGCTACGCCTGACCCACTTGCTAGTCAAGATAGTGCTCCTCAAGTAGGTACTCTTATGGAAGTTGCACAAGCTAATACTACTAATCCTAATCTATTATCTATTATTTCGGCATTAGAATCTGCTGGCATTGCTCTTAATCCTGATATTGAAATAGTAGGTGAAAAAGGCAGATTTGCAGGAATAGTTGCCGGTGGTAATACTATTACTCTTACTAATAGATTCGATACTCTTGAACCTGAGCGTAGAGTACTTACTCTTATACATGAAGGTGTTCATTATCTACTTAATGATGAACGTGCTAATATAGAGCAATCATTTGGTGACCTATATGATAAGTTTAGTAGTTTTATTAATCAGGATTCTGCTTTAGTAGAAGAATACGGAAGATTCTTAAATAGTGATAAACCTAGAAGTGTAGCTATTGAGGAATTTGTAGTTGAAGCTATTACTAATCGTACATTTGCTAGATTACTTGCTAGAATTAAATATGATTCTAAAACTAGTACTGAATCTAATAATCTATTTACTAAGATTATTGATGCTTTAGTAGAGATTATAGGTAAAGTTGGTAATATAGATAATACGTTACTTGGTGAAGTTCGTAATCGTTTATCTACTATTGGATTAGAAACATCTGATACAGCTAGTACTACAAGTACTGTTCACGATGATGTATTCGACAGGGCAGAAGAAGATACAGGCGTTTCTACTGATGATGTTTTTGATATTCCTGATATAGACCTAGATTTAGATAGTGCTATAAGTGATAACTATCGACAAGTCGATAACTTCGATAGCTTAGTGGAAGGTTTAAGTAGTCGTCAAAAGGCTATTGTGAGCCATTTGTTTGACACTGGTGAGCTTAGTTTTGTATGTAGCTAACTAAGATAAGCCTAGAGACGAAAGTCCCGTAGAAAGCCTAAGAATGAGCCATTCTAAAGCCGCCTACGGGACTTTTCTGTTTTCCCTATCTTACTATCGAGACGCTATATAAAATGCGAATTTCGGCAGAATTTTGCGGTCTACGGGCGTTCGGTAGCCTTCGGAACGTGCGGTTTCAGACTATTCGATAAATATATTTGATAGTGTTGATAATAATACTATCTTTGATACTGTTAGTAATTACTTAATTAATAATATAAAGTATATGAGTTGTACTCCTAGTAATCCTAAATTAGATAAGCTATTAGAGCTTACTAATAATGATGTTAGAAAGTCTACCGAATATCTTGCTACTATCGAAGATACTAGTTTTCGTGAGTGGTATCAAGAAAAGACTGGTAGAGATTTCAATGAAGAGAGTATTGATGCAAACACTGTTAATGCTATTATAGCATATAATAACAGAGAGACAATTAATACTCAAGATTATGTTCAGAACGTTCGTACTTCACGAACTGGTGTATTTGGTAATGATATAACAAAGGAAGACCATGCTATTAATATCCTTAGTACTATTTATCTAAAGAGTCAAGGAAGTATTCGTAAAGCTCTTGCTAATAGAAAGCGTAAAGGTGAGAAAGAAGTCCTAAAGGATAAAGCTGGTAATGAGTTAAGTCCTCAAGCTGCTGTAAAGTTAACTATGATTACTTATCTTAATCGACACCTTAAAGAGAATGATAAGAAACTTACGCAAGAACAAAAAACTTATATCGGTACTATTATTCGTAATCTTTACGATGGTGGTAATTATAACCGTAATGAGTTATTTGATATTGTTATTAATTCACCCGAAGTTATTAGTCTTAGCAAAGAGTTTGGTATAGATACTAATGAGGATTATGAAACTAATGACGATGCTAAAGAAGGAAATGAACAAGATAGTCGTCAAGAAGACCCTGAAACTATTGCTTCTCTACGTGCTGATTGGTCTGAACTAGCCGACCAACGTAAAGATATTGATAAGAATGTTAGTAAAGAAGTAAAAGAATGGTTTGCTCGTTTACCTAAAACTAATAGTAATTCTTTTATTAATGAAAAACCTGATACAGCTAGCGATACTTATTCAGGCATAGCTGAAAGTGCTGGATTCTCTAGTTCTTTTAAAGCATTGAATAACTATGGCAACTTCTCTAGCGTTGAAGCTATGGTAGAGAGTTTTCATACTATTGCTGAAAGATTTGAAGAAGTATCTCATTTAGAATATGCCGCTCGTCTATTAGAAGATAAAGCTAATGTTCAGATAAGAAATAAGATATTTACTCAACTAAAACAATCTATTTGGGAACGTAATGAAGTAATTCAAAGTGCAGACGGTTCTAATGTAGTGACTAAGAATCGTAATACTTTCCCTAAACTTAATCTGCAAAATAAGATACTTAATAGTTTTGATTCTCTTGTTCATAATCCTTCTATTATGAATGGAGATGTTGCAGTATTAGAAGAACTTAAAAATAGATTATCCACATTAAACAATTCAAATACAAATGAAATACAAGAAATCTCGGAAGAGCTTGCGGCAATCTTTAATAAATATAACTTCGGCATCAATAGGCAGGGTGTTGTTAACTACATTCGTAGCTTCGGTGATAGTCAACTTTCTAATATCACTAGTCTTATCAACGATTTGCTAGAATTTAATAAAGTTGTAGCTAATGCATCTAATATATTAAAGATAGATAATGAAGCACAACGTATATATTATGCAGGCGAATATAGTAAAGCTAAGAATGATGAAGAATATACAGTAGTTCCGTTTGATAAGTCTCAACTACAATATAAAGGCGGTTATGCTAATAATATAGCTAATCGTATATCTGATAAATTTAAAGACTATCAAATAGTAGATTCTGAATTTAATAGTATTAATGCAGAGAATAATCTAGTTAGTGATATTCTAAAGAATAATTATATTAGTAAGTTCTTTGAAAGAATTAACGATAATCGTTATAATGATAATCCTACTGCTAATGCTGAACTTCGTGATTATCTAGTTAAGTTTACTAATATTCCTCAATATCAGTACAGTAATATACTTATTGAGAAAACTTTATCTAACGGTAAAGTAATTCCAGGTCTACTTCGTCTTACTGATACTGGTTACGAACTTACTGAATATTATCGTGAGTTTGGTGCACAATTATATAACGGTGTTAGTAATGAAGTTACAGGTAAAGCTAAGTCTTATAAAAATATTAATGCTCTTGAATGGGATATTATTACTCTGAATGAATACGCTAACAACGGAGATAACTATGAGATGGCTAAAGGAGTTAAGAAATCTAAGTTCTTTACCCAAACGCCTTCTGATGCTCCAAAGACTTTCGTATTCAATAGTTATAAACTAGATTATACTGGACTATTTAATACCGGTAATTACAGAGCGAATTATGAAGAAAAGATGTCTTATTATGGAAATAATAAGAGACAAGATGTAAAATCAAATAGTACATTAGAAGCTATAAAAAGAGGTGAAAGAACATCTACTACAAGATATGAATCTGATGGTAATATTGATTATTGGAAAAAAATTAAAGTAGGAGATATAGTAAAATTTGAAAATAATAACGGAGAAACTGTTTTAGTAAGAATTACTTCTCCATTAAAGAAATTAGATAATAATATAGATGTAGACATTTGGTCAAAAAAAGAAGGTTGGAATAAAGAATATTTTGAAAGAGAAGTTAGACCTAGATTGAATGAAGCATGGCAATTTGAATATGAACTTATAAATAATACTTATTCTATTAATCATGGACATCCAATATATGTAGCTTATGCTAACATCTATGCTAAAGAATTAGCAGAAATGGCACAAGCTATCAACTTCTTATTCGAGACTACTGTTGAGAATGGAGTAGTAACTATTGTATCAGATGAGAATGGTAAACCTAAGATAAAAGAAGAGTTTAAAGATTTACGTAAATCAGAAGCTAGACTTAATTATCATTATCGTAAAAGTATTCTTGATAGAAATGGCAATCCTACTGGTAATGTATTTAAGTTTAGAAGTTTACTTATTGATAAAGTTAAGAACCTTAATAAGTATAATAGTGAGACAGCTAAAAGAGTAGATATGAATTGGCTGTTCGAGGAAGGCAACGTATTCTCACTCCTTTACGGGGGAAAGAATAGTGAAATATCGCTAATACAAGATGAGAATGGAGAGTATAATATTAGACTTACTGGTGGACTTCGTAATTCTGTATATAATTATATAGATAACTATATTAATTATAGAATACAAGAAGCTATTGCTAAATATAGTTCTGATAAAGAGTTTGTAGATAAGTATAAGAATGCTAGTCAAGAATCATTTAATTCCTTCATTGCTGAAATGGTTCTTAACTATGAGATTCAATATAATAATCTAAATGATATGTTCTTCGGAGATGAAGCATATTATAAAGATTCTCGTGATACTATTAAACGTAACAAAGAATATCAAGCCGGAGGATTAGCTTATGCAGGATATGATTTATATAATGTACAAAAGCATTTGGGAGATATAACAGTAACTCCTAATAAGACTATTAGTATAGATAGTAGTTTCAAATATATTACTCTTGAAGATGTTCAAAGTAGAGGTAAAGTTCTCGATGATTTAAAGAAGCAATTAAATATAGCTAATGTATCTAAAGAGACTAGAGCTTTTATACTTAAACAGTTCTCTAAAGATAAGTCAGAAGTAACAGATGCTCAATCGTTTATTACTCTTGATGAATTTGTTCGTAGAATGTATCTACGTGGAGAGTACGATAGTTATAAAGATTTAATCGAAGCTCTTTATGACGAAACTAAGCCTATTGACAATGTTAAGTTAGGAGAATTATCTAAGAAGATACAAGTTCAGAAGAACTTCTATTATGATTTAGAAATAGATAATGATGCTAAATTAGCTAATCCTATTCAGATTAAAAATGCAGAGTTTGTACTTATACCTAGATTCTTAGGCAATAGTGAACTTGCTGCTTTAGCTAAATATATGACTGATAATAATATAGGTCAGGTTAACTTTACTACTACTGAAAAAGCTACTACTAATAGAGTACTAGAGTTTTGGGATTCTCATGGGAAATTCCCCTCTAAAGAGAGGTTGAAACAGTTTAACTTGGATATTCAAACTAAGTATAAAACTGGTTGGTATTCTAATCTTTATACTCAGCAAGATATTCCTCAACACATGGATGGTGAGAATAAGGCAGGATTGCAGATTGTTAAGAAACTAATAGATAATATTGGTAATACTCCCGAAGGTCAATCTCTTATTAAAGATTTCTTTGATAACTTTACTGCTAATATTCAAGATAGTTTTAAAGATGCTGCTTCTCGTATTGGTGTAGAGATTGATGCTAAAGGTAATGTAGTATATGAAGGTAATCAAGCTAAGATAGATAATAATCAGTTTATATCTCTTATTAAGGATGAGTTAACTCGTAGAGGATTAGACAGTAATTATCGCAAGTATGCTGAAATAAATCCTGAAACTGGATTGCCTTATATGCCTGCTTGGACTAATCTAGTTCGTAGCAAGATAGAAAATATTGTAAATAGTATATTTACTAATCGTGTTACTCGACAAGTACTTCCAGGATTTCATGCTAGTCAAGTTTCAGATATTGGTATGACCGAACTATCAGGTCGTAGTGATTTAAGAGATTTGATGCAATCTAGAGTAGAAGAGAAACATGGTTATTCTCTTGGTCGTAAACTAACGTATCATAAAGACGGTAGTCAGATAGTAGAGATATTGTTACCTAAATGGATGGTAAAGGCTTATAATACTTATGATGCAGAAGGTAATCTAATTAAAGAAGTTACTCTTGAAGATTTACAGTCTGCTGGACTCGATACTATGATTGGTTATCGTATTCCAACAGAAGGTAAACAATCAGTAGCAGTAATGAAAGTTGTAGGTTTATTAGATGAATCTCAAGGTTCTACTATTGTTGTTCCTGATGAATGGGTATTACAGACTGGTGCTGACTTTGATATTGATAGTATCTATGGTATTTATCATGCTGCTTATTTTGATAAAGAAGGCAAACCTCATAAAGTAGAATATATTGATGGCGATAATGAAGTTAGTACTTATCGTAGATACATTAGTTATGTTAATTCTCTAATAGATAGAGAAACTCGTAAAGCTACTAGTTCTAAATTTACTAAAGAAGAATTTAAAGAAGCTCGTAAAGCTGCAATAGAAACTGTTCGTAAAGCTAATGAAGAATATGATAAATTCTTAACTGACCAAGTTAGAGATTTAATAGCCGAAACAGATGAAACATGGGCAGAACTTCCAAGAGAAGTAAAAGATAATCTTACTATTACTTTTAAATCAAAAGAATTAAAGTTTGGTGAAAGAGTAGATGCTATTGTAAGTAAGATGGATTTTTATGAGAATGAATATAAGAACAATGAAGCTATTGCTAAATTTGCACAACAGTATCGTAATATTCAATCTATTATTAATGAACAAAGAGAATTTTATCAGAATGTAAAAGATAATGCTGAACAATTAGCTATTGATTATGCTGATGAAACTCGTAGAGCTAGATTAGAAGAAACTATTAATGCTAGAGCAGAAATAGTAGGAGCTATGTCTCTTGAAGAATTTAGCAAGCTAACAGTAGTTCAACAGAATACTCGTGATGCTCGTAACAATAAGATAGTAGATACATTTATTAAGATAATGAATCTACCAGTATCTATTGGTGAAAACTTATCTTCTAGTAACTTTGAAGATATTAAAGCTGCAAAGGCTAATATCTTTGAAAGTTTATCAGAGACTTATCGTAATATTAATTCAGTAATTGCTCAAAATTGGTATCGTGATGCTAATATGTCCGGTGCGCGTCTTAAAGCTATTTCTGTTAATCGTGACAACTTCGCCTCTATTAGTAACAAAGCTAAAACTATTATTGACGGTGCACACGGTGGTTTTAGGTTTACTTATACATATAACACAGAGAAAGAAGCAAAAGACGCACAAAGTAAACTAAGAAAACGTTTTAGAGATGTAACTAGAAAAGGTAAAGAAGTAACAGTAGACCATAATCAGTTAGGTTGGAGTTATGATAATCTTAATATAGATAATCGTTTGATTACTCCTTATTCTTCTGAAACTACTGCTCTTATTCTTGACGGTGTAAAAGAAGGTGGAGTTCCTAATGTAGACTTGTATACTTTTGATGTATATAAATCTATTGTAGATTGTGGTGCTAATTATGAAACATCTATTCTATTTATTAATCAACCAGTAATAACTGAACTTATTGCTAGACAAAATGCTAACGATAATGTATTTGGAGAAACTGGATTTAATCCTCTTATTGGATTAAGACGAGACATGTATATAAGATTAGCTAGAACTGTTGGTATTCCAGCTAATAGTATTACTAAGAAAACTCGTCTTAAAGATGTTAAAGCTATGCTTGAAGCTAAAGGTATAACTATTAACGAAGATGAACTTCTCGAAGAAGGAATAAAAGTAACTGAATTAAGAGAACATCTTAAAGATGATGTAGAAAGTACTAGTTATAATAATACTGATAATCTTATATATCAAATTAAAGCGTTAAGAGCATTTGAATATTTCAAAGAGATAGGCGACCAAATCAATTCTAATATGATGGTTATCACTAGTGATAAGTTTGGTGCTGGTAAATCTGCAAATGAAATTGATAATGTTATTAATCGTATTAATGATATTAAGGAGAATAATGTTGGTCGTATAAAGAAAGGTCAGCCTGTTCTTAAAGCAGTTACAGAAGAAGGTAACAAGTATCTAATAGATGCTATTTATCCTAAGACTAATTTCAATACTATTAATGATATTAATCAGGATGAACTAGAATCTGCATATCCTTCTTTATATTATCAGTTAAAGTATAGTTGTATAGCTACTGAAAAGATTATTCGTGATAGTGAGATATTCAAAACTCAAACACCGCAATTCCGTGAATTAGTTAGTAAGTTTGGTATTCGTAATCTTCAAACTATTCAGCAGTTAGAGAGTTTCATTATTAATATGAGCCAAGCACAGTCTAACTTTGTTAATACTAACAGATTCATAACTAGAAGTGATAACGAGTTTATACCTAGCTATAATCTAAATCTTATTAGTAGTCAACAAGATACTCGTGCTAGATTATATGGATATACTGGTATAGTAGGTAGTTTCGATATGTCTGATATGTCTGAAAAGAATGTAGAAGCATTTATGAAACTATCTCCTGCTAATAAAGTAGCATTGATTCAAAGATATACTTCTAACAATAATCTATTTAAGAACTTAAACGTCGAATATAAAGGTCGTCGTAATAGTTATGATAAAATAACTATTATCGATAGTACTATATCTACTGAATCTCAATATCAAATGTTCCGTAATGCTTGGCATAACAATAATCCGTTTATTAAACTTGCTACTATGGATTTGATAAGGTATTCTATGGTAGTAGAAGGTTATAAGTTTAAAGGTGGTACGGTTAGTAAAATTATTCCTGTTGAATTATTATATGGACAAGATACTGGTATTGATTCTGATAATGGAGTTTCTTCAGCTACTAATATTATTAACGATTCAGATAGGGCTATTAATAGCATGATTCAATATGGTAGTGAGATAGGAACTTATGAAAGAGCTAGCAATGATGCAGCTACTATTGAGAAGTTACGTGACTTATTCTTTAGAACTAATCCTAATAATCCTGATGTATTAGTATTTGAGAATAAGAAATATAAAGAATCTAATAAGATAACGTTTAATAGATTAGGTGTTGGTGAACTTAGCTTTAAAGAAGCGCAAGAACGTGGAATGATTACTGGTAGTGAGAATAATCGTAGATACCGTCATTATGCTAAAACTAATGATAATAACAAAACTCTACGGTTATATAAACTAGTATATTATAATGATACTGTTTATATGCTACCTACTAATCCATTAGAACAAAACGAAATTGGAGAAGTAAGCGTTAATCCTGATAATAATAGAATGTTTCTTCCATTAGATATACTAGAAGATGTTTCTATTAATCAGTATGATACTGCGTTTATTAGTTCTGTAAATATAGGTATTACTTCTGATACTCGTAAGTTTATGGTTCTTCCTACTGTATTTGAAAAGGGAGCTGATACATTAATTGAAGAAATATTTCCTAATAGTACTGTCTTGACTTCCCCCATAAAGGAGCAACAAATTGATACTTCTCGCAAGTACATTGTGGCAATTACTGATAACAATGCTTTATTAGAAACTATTGAATCTCTTGATGCTGCTGGTGTTCATGATTATGTTGTTGCTGCTCCTAATATGAATTATAATAATATTCGTAGGATTATTAATGAACGTAATAATGCAGATATTGCAGCTAAGAGATTACAAGCAGCTATGACTAAGTTAGATGCTAATGAAGTTCAACTTAGAAAGAAGAAATCAGATAATTCTGAATCTCCTTATTATGCTCAACTTAAAGCTAGCATTAATCAAACTATTAATGATGTTAATGTTAATGGTATTGGATTTGTTCCTGTTTTACAAACAGTAGTAGATAATACTGGTTTTAGACCTAATGGATATTTCAGATATGAAAAAGAAGGCAATGTTTATATCGTTACTAACTTAGGACGTATAACTACTAAGTCAGTTAATCTTGCTCCTGATTATTCATATAGTAAAAAGACTGTTATTAATAGTGTATCTCAATTAGAATTTCCTAGACGTAATGCTTTAACTCAAGTAGTTAAAGAAAATGCTAGATTAGATAAGTTCGCTAATAATAATATTATTCGAGTTCAGACAGAAGAAAACTTTATTAACGAAGATGTACTTGAATCAGCATTAGTAGATAATGATATAGAAATTAACGAATATATTTCTCGTGTAATTGAAAGTGTTGAAAGAAGTAATGCTAATGTAGAAGAAGCTGCATTAAACGATGCTTTCCGTTCATTTACAGCTATTGATTTACGTTCTAATACAGCTACTAAGTTAAATGATAACTTACGTGAACAAGCACTGAAAATTATTAATGGTTATACTAATAGACGTATTGATGATTTCTTATTTGATATTCATAACTTTTATACTACTTATGTTACTAATTCTGATGGTACTTATAAGTTAGACGAAAACGGTAATAAGATAGTAAAGGAGAAATGGAGTATAACTAATAAGAAGTTATTCGACCGTATGTTAGAAGATGAAACATTACGTACTCGCTATGAAATGTTTCTAGATGACATTAATAGATTCGTAGAAGATTATTCTATTATTGAAGCTATTCAACCTTACGATATTGATGAAGCTCATAATGTAAGCGAAACAGAAGAAGAAATAGAAGGTTTACGTAGAACTAATGATATGCTTAAACAAATCAAAGATAAGTTCAAACGTATTAAAGACTTAGATAATGTAGTTAAACGTAGTACTAAGATGTACTTTGATAGTTATATTACTAGTCTTTCTAGTGACCCTCGTGTTCAATCTAATATGCTTAGTATTACAGAAGCATTTGAAGATGAGAACTTCTTCCAGTTTTGGCTAGCCGATAGTCAAGAGACACATATTCCAATAGTTCAGATAGTTCTAAAACAAATGATGAATCAGTTAAGAGCTAGTGAGATTAGTGCTCGTGATAAAAAGATAGCCTTTACTACCGCTATTTCAACGATTATCGAGGACGCAAAAAGCAACGGTATAAACGTGTCTCTGAACGATATTTTGGACGAAAATGGCAACCTTTTGCTGCCGTATAATGAATCGTTCACCGACAAACTAAGGTCGCTAAAAGAAGCTGTAAAATTGGCTCAAATTGACGACCCGAACGGTCGGGACGGGCTTATATATAAGAAAGCTAAAGACGAATTAGAGAAGTTCTTAATAGATAATGTAGAACGTGAGTACAATAAAGAATTCTATCAAGACTATTATGATATGAACCAAATACTTAATAAATATCCTCAAACTTATGTTAAGTTAATGAAGATATTACATGAGGAAGGGGATATATTAAGTACGATGATTGATAATGATTATAGTACTCTTACTGTTCAGAACGCAAGAAGACTTGAAGAGCTTAGAGATGAGTTAGCAGAAATGCGAGCTACTATTGATATGGACGGTAATTATAAAGAGAATTATCAAGAAGCTAATGCTGTTAATAATTACTTATCACGTAGACGTCAGTTAAATAATAAGTATAAAGAAAGTAAACCTAAAGATGCTTTTACTATTCGTTATAAACAAGCTATTGAAGGTTTACAATATCCTGAAACTTCTGAAACTTATAGAGAATCAGTAGAATGGTTAAAAGCTAATACTGATTATAAGTTAAAAGGAGAGTTCTTAGATGAACTAAAGAAAGCCTATATGGATACTCGTCTAGGTAATCCTTTTGATAGTTTCGTTCGTACTATGGCTTATGGTAAGTATGATTCAGAAGGTGTTATTGATGGTACTAAATTTACAGATGTTCAAATAGCTAATCTAAAGAAACATCAGGAACAAATGTTTGTTGCTGCCGTTGGTCGTGTTAAGCCAAATGAACAGAAAGCTCAAGAATGGTTAGATAACCATGTTAGTTATATCAATACTGTTTATTATGAAGCTATGTATGTAGCTATGAATAAGATGGGTAAAGAAGTATTTGATAAATGGTATATTGATAACCATGTTGTTAATCCTATTACTAAAGAATATGAACCGTTGCCTATTTGGAGACAAATGGTAGTTAAGGATGAAGCTAACAACATGGAATATAGTGCTAAATACAAATGGTTAGAAACTAAAGTTAAAGAGCAGTATAAGAATCCTAACTACGATGAAGTTAAACTACAACCTTCTACTAATAAATATCGTAATGATAAGTATTATGGAATGAATAATTATCAGCAACAATTGTATAATGAAGTAGATTCTCTTCTTAATGAACTTGTTAAAGATAAACGTAGTCGTGCTTATATTAATCGTGGTTATTTACCTAATCAAGCTATTGAACAACCTAGTCAAGGTTTTGCTGACTATTGGCAAGACTTTAAACGTAGTCATGGTTGGTATGATACTCCTAATAAGTCTGATATAGAACTTAATCTATATAAGAGATTTAGTAATGCTCCTATGCTTCATAGTTTATCGGAAGTTAAGTTACTTCCTATTCGCGAACAACAAGAAGGAGAAACTAAAGAAGAATATCTAACTTATGTTCGTGAAACTCAAGCTAAGAATAATGAGTTACGTAAACAAAGAGCACAGGAGAATGCAGAACGTAATAATCCAAATGTTCTTGAAAGACTTAATTCATTTATAGATAGTATGTATAACTTTAATACTCGTAATGATATAGCTAGATTAGCTAAGATTACTAGTAATCAATTACGTAATATGGATATTATTAAGAGAAATCCTAATGATAAACTTATGGATAATAGATTACTTAGTAGAATTACTGGTAAACAAGAAATACGTACTACTAAGAGTGACGATTCAAATATAGTTAAACACTTCGAGAATCAAGTTCGTAAGTTAGTATTTAATGAATTTGAAATGGATGAAGGTACTCGTTCTAAAGTATCTCGTGTTATGCGTAATATGGTATCTAGTAAGTTTATGATGTTAAATATTACTGGTGGTATTGCTAACGTTCTATACGGTAAGACACAGATACAAATGGAAATGGCTGCCGGACAATTCTTTAAATACAAAGATTTCCGTAAAGGTGAGAATGAATGGATGCAGAATGTAGGTAGTTATCTAGCAGATGCCTATAATGAAACTACTAATAATGAAACTAATGCTGTTATTAGATTATTCAATGTTATTGAATCTGATATGGTAACAGAACGTTATGGTAAAGGTAGTAATCCAATGGGTAAACTAGAAAATCTATTGTTTATCCAACAGACAGCAGGTGAGCATTATATGCAGAATACTACATTATTAGCTATGCTTCATTCTCATAGAGTAATCAATGTTGATGGCAAGAATAAGATAATGTCATTTGAACAATATGCTATGAATCTTAGAGAAGAAGCATTACTTAAAGTTCTTCGTAAGAATAATCCCGAATTAGTTTCTAAGTATGAAACCTTTAAAAATAAAGTACTTGAATCTTACGTTGAGAAAGAACGTTATGTTAAGTTTAAAGCTGATATAATAACTGATTTCTTACGTTCGATTCCTAAAGAACTAAGGCAAGAGTTTAAAACTACTTATAAAGAAGATACTAAAGAAGAACGAATTAAGTTTGAACAACATCCTTCATTTAGAGAAAGTCTTATATTGAAGAATGGTGTTGCTACTCTAAAGAAAGATAGCGGTCTTACTAATGATGATATTGCAGCTTTCCGTAATAAGGTTATATCAGTTAATCATCAGATACATGGTATCTATGATAAGATTGGTGCTAATCAGCTACAACAATCATGGTGGGGAGCTTTACTAATGCAGTTCCATAAACACTTAGTTCCTGGTTATCAAAAACGTTTTGGTTATCGTTTAGGTCACTTTGATGGTATATATAATGAAACTAGAGAATCTATTAGTAAAGGAACTTATGTTAGTTTAGGAGAGTTTATAGCAATGCCATTTAAGAAGTACTACGAACTTAATGATAGTAACGAACTTCAAGCTGTTCGTACTCTTCAAGGTATTGCTAAAGGTTATGCAGATTTTGTAGCTAATCTTACTACTTATTATAATATTCTTCCTGAATATGATAAAGCTAATATTCGTAGATGTTTGGGTGAATGGATAGCTATTACTAAAGCAGTAGCATTATTCGTAGTTGGTAAGTTAATGCTTGACGATGACGATGATTTTACGCAAGTAGCAGATTATATCTTATATAGTGCTGACCGTCTAATGTCTGAAACTATTCAATATACTCCATGGGGTATAGCTAATGAAGGTAAGAAACTATATAGTAAACCTGTTGCTGCGTTAAGTATCGCATCTGATAATCTTAAATTACTAGAGGCTTGTTGTAGTTATATAGTTACTGGTAATCCTGATGATTTATATTATAATTCAGGTACTTATTCAGGTGAGAATAAACTTAAAGTTAATATAATGAAACAGATACCATTAGTTAATCAAATTATAAAACATCAAAGACTTGGTGCTAATAATAGTTACTATAAAGTACGTAGTAGTCCGTTTAGTGGTCTAGGTCAAATTGTTGCTAATATGATTACTGATGAAGATGAAGAATAACTAACTACTTAATATTACAACTCATAGGAAAAGCCGGATTGCTTGTGAAAGTAGTCCGGCTTATTGTTTATATCAAAATAATTGCTACCTTTGCAGTGAACAAGTACCTACCGTCTCGGACTGTTGTACGGGATTTAGCATTTGCTATCTGACTAACTAGATTAGTTGCGTGTAGTGTGGAGAGCTAGGGAACTCGATTAGTCTTAGTACTTATAAGTATTATTTCATTTAGGCAGTGTCTCCGCCCTAGTGCAAAACCTCGGACGATAAATAGAAACAAAGCTACAAGGATTAGTAGAATGATTGTCAATAGAGATTGATTTAGCTTCACTACCCGAAAAAGAGCCGAATACTATTTACTCCGTCTATGACCTTACTATATCCAAAAAGTTCCCAGATGTTCTATCTAACGAAGAACATCTCCATGAACACTATCCCCAGTGCCGTTAGTATTATTGTTTGAAATACTATTATCAATATTAACTTCACTATATCCCGCTAGCCTAACGGCTAGCTTTCTTCCCCCATAAAGGAGCGGGTTTGCTGATAATTCCACTCCTTTATGGGGGATTTAGCGAGCTTTGCGAGCGTAGGCAAGTCCAGCAATATAATTATCCCTAGTACGTTGGTTTTATCCAAGTACAGTTTAAAAAAAAGAACTATCAACAGTATTGCTACTATTAATAGTTCTAAGTTCATTTACTTTCTTTAATATCTTTCTTTGCTCTTGCATATCCTTTGATATAACCTTCAACAAAGCGATTAGTACATAATCTTCTCATATCTAAAGAACAAAGATTATAATCACACTTTCCACAATGTCTACTTAATCCGTCTGATTGATATGCTTTTACTTTAACACTTACTTTTCTTACCATAATATAAAAAGAGTACTAGTATTTCTACCAGTACTCATAATGTATAACTAAAATGATTATTACTTATTCGTTCTTATACTTCTTCTCTACTTCTTGTAGTTTCAGATAGATATTATTACGAGCTTTAAGTTTAGGAAGTGATGCAACACATCTCATAGCTCTACGAATTTGACTGCGCATAAACTTATTCTGCGATTTCATTATTTTCTTCTTTTTCAGGTTCAACATAAGGATTCCAAGTATTCATGAACTGATTAAGTTCAACTACGGTTTTCTCTCCATCATATTCATTATCAGTAATTTCTTTAAGAATTACATGAAGAGTATTACCGCCATTTTTATCTTGCATACGACATAAAGAATCGCATTGATAAACCTTATTAGGATTTCTAGGATTAACTACTTTAGAATAGTTATTCCAAGTATCAATAGATAATAAACCGTTTATTTTCAGCATGATTATTTACTTTCTTTAGGTTTAACATTAAGACCATATTTAGCCCATTGAAGAACAAAACCAAAATGTGCCCAAAGGTCATTAACAACTTTTTCCATAGCATATTGTTTGCCAAGTTCCTCACTATAATTCTTTGGGTCAACACAAGAAGAATGACGAACTGTATCAAAATTAGTAAGAGTATGAGCATTGACAACAGTAGTCTTTTCACCAACTTTCATTACTTCTACATCAGTAATAAAGTTTTCAACATCTTCTTTAAGAATCTTAGTACCATCGTTATTCTCTGAAAGAGGATAATAAGCAGCATCAGCTACATCTTTTGGTGTCCAACTCTTATATCCGTCAGGATAAGTAACTTCATAACCCATATCATCAGGATGAGCATTACCTATTTTATAACCAGTTGATAGAGCCATACTAGCTCTCATTGGTTGAAGTTCAACCATTTTAATTCCAATTGCTTTCATAATTTAATCTTTTATAGCTTTAAAATTAAGAATAAAACTTTCACAACTACGACAGAACTTTTGTTGCTTATCATTAACATAGAGAAATGCGTCATACCATTCTCCATTCATAGGGTTCTTACTCTTAATCTTAGTATTAAGAATATAAATATTACCAGTTTTAATATGTTTAAACTTATATCCTTTATTTCTAAGAATTAAGATTTGAACGGTTGAAGTTAATTCAATTTCTTCCATTACTTACCAGTATGTCCAAATCCACCTACACCACGTTCAGTAGAACCAAGTTCTTCGAGAGTTTCAACTTCATCCCAAGTAATCTTCTCACGACGACGAACAAGAAGTTGACAAATACGGTCACCTTCTACATAAGGACATCCTTCTTTCTCAATTAACTTATTAAACTCTTGTCTTGCACATATAATAGAATTATAAGTATTTTCGTGTTTAACACGTGTAACAATATCGTTAAAAGCATTACCAAAAGTACTAATAATTCTAATTAATTGACGAGAAGTACGATTCTTGAAAATAACAAGAAGTTCTCCTCTATAACCCCAATCAAGAGTACCAGGACTATTAGGCATATAAAAATCTGTTTTAGTATTGCTACTACGAGGACGAAGTTCCATTTCATATTCATCAGGAAGAGCAAAATGTAATCCTGTGTGAATAATAAATCTATCTTTGTCTGAATCATATTCTATACTCTTAGCATAGACATCACAACAAGCATCTCCTTCTCTACCATAAGTAGGTAATGGAACGGATTTATCTTCACGCCAAACTTTAACATTAACATTATCAATGTCTTGTTCTAGTTTCTCGAAAAGTTCATCTTGCGTTAATAAACCAGCATTAAACTCAATAATAGCATCAGCTATTGCTTTACTTAATTTACTCATTATAATTATTGTTTTTAAATTTATGATAAGGACAATCAGTAGGATTACTAGGTCTTCTCCAAGTAATAAAATTATCCGCATCTTCGTTCACACATACATAAGCTCGGTAATAATAATACCGTTTTTTATCTCTTATTTCTAAATAAGCACAATTACCACAAGTTCTTACTTTACTCTTCTTTTCCATATAGATACTTTAATAAATGAATAAACCTGATTATAAATATTACAAATAGAACATGACCTAATATTGGAATAAAGAATAAAGCACAGTTAAGAGTAACTGTGCTTATTACTTCATCATCTAACCTTTCCTTAGTAATCTTTAATGCTATCCCAGCTATTACAATCTGAATAAAACATTCTATAACAGGGACATCTAATAAGATTGTTTTTAATACGGTTTCTAACTCCATTCTTTACCACAATTAATACACTTAAAAGCAATTGGGTCATTTTCCTCTTCCCGTGGAACTTCTTCTAGTCTAGCACCACAATTAGGACAACGTAGAACAGTAAATAACCCAATTAGTTTCTTAATAAAATTCTTTATTCCCATACACCAGCCAATGCGTAATTAAGAGCTTTAAGACTAGTATTATAGTCGCCCTCAAATACAGTGTTCTTTAAACGAAGCTCTTCTGTCTTATAGTCTTTAACATTAGAGAAGTAGCCAGTAACAGCATTATAAGCACCATAAGCTGTACCTGCTATTTGTCTTTGTCCGACACCTTCTTGATAATACTCGAAAGTATCACAAAGAGTATTTAGTTTCTGCATAGATATTTCAGCAGCTTCAAAAGCAGAATTGTTTCTTCGGAATAAACCGTTATATAGATTCAATTCATCTACTCTTTCAAATTCTTCCCCTGTAAGGAAAGTTGCCGACAGATACCTCTTTACTTCTTCATCCGATACTTTGGTCTTAAACAACACTTTGTACATATCTTCTTCCTCTTCTATCTTACGTTCAGTAAGACCGAGTATTTCAGGAACAGTAAGTATCTTACTATTAACACCTTTATTATGTCTGAAAGATATATAACTTTCAGCAGATATTTTAGCAGAATGAAGAGCGTTCATACAAATAACTCTTACAGGAGTAATCATCATTTGTACAGCACTACCACCATCATGACTATTAGTAAAGACAAAGTAATGTTGAATAGTATCGTTTTTACCACCAATATTAATATCTTTATCAAATGTTGCTGACATAAATATCTTTTGTCCATAACCAAAATATCCTGCACGGTCGAGTTTTACTCTACCACCAAGAGCATCATCAAAGAAGCCAAAAGCCATTTGATTTTGTACTACTTCGTATCGAGACTTTACTTTCCCAAGAGGAATATTAGTATCAGTACGATAAGTTGCAAATTCACCAGGAACATCAACAAATTCAAACCCGTTAACTACATTAGGAAATATAGAACCGTCACGACTAGCACCATTATCGTGTGCTGGCATTTTAGCAGATAGCTGACATTTAGCAACTGTATAATCGAGTTTAGCTTTTACAATAGCTTCTTCTGTTGTCTTACAATCGCTAATGTCTACACCTATTTTACCTCTCCAAGCAATTCCTTTTGCTTTGAATTTACTTCTATAACTTGAATCTCTAAAGTTAAATTCCATAATTATATGTATTTACTGATTTCTATCATAGCTTGTTCACGAGTACATCCAAAGGCATTCATTATTCTTTGAATAAGTTCTTCTACCCAATCTTCTACTTCAAACATATTACTTAATTATTAATGATGTATTACTTTCTTGTTTAGCAATAGTAAGGTCAGCATCCATACTCAAATTAGCTGCAATAATAGACTTACTAGTACAAGACTTAAATTCTACCTTATGAGGATTTTGTCCAATCCATTGAGCAAGATTAAAATTAGTAACATTAGCAAGTTCTGATAAACGAATATGAATTGATATTTCAGTATCAATAGAGAACACATCGTCAACAGTAACATCTACAAATGAAGATTGTTCAGATTCCTGCTCCTCTATGGGGGAACTTTCAGCTTTCATGTGAGCACTGATAATACGAGATAGATACTCAATACTAAGACTTTCCTTAATTTCAGTACTTGCAAGATATTCAGTAACTATATCCATAAAATGTCTGATAATGTCGGCAATACGAACATCGTCTAACTTAGTAACAGTAGTATTACGAGAATAGACCTTATAAGTACTACCTTCAATTACTTTGTTACCGGACTTACCAGTAGAACCAAACATTATAACTGCTTCAAGAACCGCATCTTTAAGACGTTCAAGAGTATTATTTCTTGTTTTCTTAATTTGATTAACACGAGCAACTTCATCACTACATTCTTTAACGTCACACTGATAACGTTTAATTACTTGAAGATAATCTCCAATCTTGTCTTTAAGATTAGCTTCTGTAATACCTAATTTAGCAACAATTTCTTCTGTTGCTTCACCTTCTTCGAGTTGCAAGATAATATCCTGCAACTCAGCTTTAATACTAAATAAACTACTTCCCATTATGTTTTGATTTAAAATAAGGTTTATCTTTAGTAGAATAACACATATAACTATTAGGACAATCCATACTTCCCCACCTTTCACAATCATGGCATCTAGGAGAATTATCCTTTTTAATTAGTTTTAATAGTTTATCTATTAACTTCTTTAGAACTTTCAGAACCAACACTTAGATAATAATGTTCGAGCACTTCTTCATTAGACATATTTTGGAAGTCTATGATACGAGGCTTAACTTTAATAACATCACCATATTTATCGGTAACATCTTTCAACAGATTATATAGTTTACTACGAATAACTACATTATCTGTATTATTCTGTCTTATTCTAGCAATAAGAGCAGGAATTATCTCATCGTTATGCATTATCTAATGATTTAATATATTCAATAGCTTCATCATAAGAATCACACAGTTTATCTAATTCAATACTGCGTTTCCAACCATCTCCTTCATTAGTAATAACAGTAACACCATATTTACCTTTAAAGGTAATACCATTTATTTCTCTATTATAGAGTCCGTGTTGATTATCTTTTTCAGAACAACTAAGTTCTATAATATGATTACCAACAGTATGATAACTATCAATAATAGGAGTAAAGAAATTAGTTCCTTTAACTACACTTTGGAATATCTTAGCTTTTTCCATATTTACTCCCAGTTTGATTACGACACCATTCAAGATTAGACCGATGATTATTAGCACTATTACCATCCTTATATCTAACATATTTATATACGTTAGGTTTAGGATTAGTAACAAATGCTTTAGCAACGAGAGTAGCTATAAATAGCTTAGAACTATTACCATTGTGAAACAATGTAACATGAGGTCTTTCACAACCTTTACCGCGATACCATTTAAGATAACGTTTACGATTATCAGACCAAACTCTTCCATCTTCTCCTATACAATAATTAGGAAAATTAGGAATAGTAACAAATCTAACTAAATTTTTAACTTCTTCCATACTTTCTATTTAAATAACGTGCACGTTGTTTAGCTTCTTCATAAGAATACACTTTCCTACGCTTAGCAAGATGGGCAAACAAATCAAGAGGAGCATAAACACCAGCAGTCCTTTTAATCTTACCATCAAGATAATTGTCGATTTTCTTAGATAGTTCTTCACGGGTTATTACAATATATATGAATCTAATATTGTTTCTATATGCAACATTATCATCAGGTTGTTTAACTACTATATATTTAGCTTTTATCTGCTTTTTCTCCATTATCGGTTTTACAAATATAATCAATCTTATTATCAGAGCAAAGAAAATCTTACTGTTTTTCAGCATACGCAGAGAGCGATTCTAAGGCTCACTGTTGAACGCAAGGCAAAAATAATATAGTTGTTCAGGTAAGTATAGTAAATCGTACAGAGACGAAATATCGGGCATTCTCGTTGATTTCCCCCATAAAGGAGTGTTGTTACTGTATACTTCCGACAGTCCTCTTTGAGTATAAGCTAACGATTTATCTCACAATCAGAGTATACAATAGAAACACTAACTTTACAAGGGAATAACAAAAAGCCCTACTGCTAATCTCTCGACTAACAATAGGGCAAGGTATCAAACCATGACTTACTTTAACAACTTATATACTATAAGGGTATCATCCTCTTCTTCTTTTTCTAACTTAACGTTAGTATCAGATGTAACACGAAGGCTTCGTATTATATCAGAAGCATTAACAGAATAATAACCATAATCTGAAACAGATACATTTCGGCATTGACCTTGAACATCTTCTGTAAGAAAACCTAGATATATTGATTCTTGTCCTTCCACTGGGTCGAACTTAACCATTAATAACATCTTTAGTTTATCTTTCAGATGTATGTCTTTTATTATCAGTTTCTTCTTCTTATAGTCTATATAAGATTTATTATAATTAACTTTCTTCTTCGATATTATTTGGTAATCCAGTAGGCTCATTATTAAGTATTTTAATTAAATTCCCATGACTCGGGACATTCTTCACTCCTGACCTACATCTATATTCGACAAACGCTGTCTTACCAATAAGTTTATCTTTATTAAGAAGATAACTTTCACGAGTAGAAGCATCACCAATCGGCATACATTCAAAGGTTTCACCATTAACATCATTACGAAGAACGAATTTACTAAACTTAGGTCGTTTAGCTCCTTCGGGAATAATATCAATAATCTTGAATTTACCATCTAGTATTGGTTTACTTTTGTACATAGTAGAATTACGTTTACCAAACTGATATGTAGCATAAGGATTACGAAGAATAGCCCCCTCGAACTTAGCTTCAACAAAGAGGTCTCGATATTTAATAATATCTTCATCTCCATTAAGATTATCGTAAGTATGAATAAGAACGAAACGTTTCTTATTATTCAAATGATAATCAAGAATAGCTTTAGCATTAACGTAATTAGGCATCTTAAACTTACCGAACTCGGATTTCAATAATGATATACGACTAGTTTGAATCATATCATCAACAGCTAAGTCATAACACCAAAATTGAAGAAAACGATTATATGGGCTTTTAAGATTTTCAGCAGCACTTAGAATATCATTTAGTTCAAGACCGGGAATATATAGCTCTCCGTCTAATACTAAACCTTCTTCTAACATACGATTGAATAACTTATCATTAATAACTTCATCAAGCAATACATTCTCTAATACTGGACACTTATATTCAAGTCCTTTACGACTATGAAATACAAGACCTTTAGTTTTAAAGAACCCTGCACCGCGCATAACAGCAGATATATTACAACGAACACCATTAATCTTCATTTGAGCTAATAGATTTTGTTCATTGTTATATTCGTATATCTTAGCTAACATAGGAAGAACAAATCCTTCGCTATTAGTATTATACTTAGGAAGATACGCATCAAGATAATATTTAAAAGCATTAACATCAGGTATTTCTTGTGGAGCTGAATCATATAATTCAGATAATTCCATACCACCTTCTCTACGTTTAGCAGCAACAATAGTTTTCCATTCTTTCTCGACACCTCTAGGTGGAACATATTCAGAAGTAGTTCCATCTTTACCAACAATACCATACTTTAGTATTATCTTATGTCCTAGTATCTCTGCTGACCAAAAGATAGGTTTACCTTGTGCATTACGCTTATAAAGAGTAATACTTTTCGATTCACTCATACTTCTTCAATTTTATATTTATTAGGTTGTTCACGCATAAGACCGATAGCAACTTCTCTATCTATTATCATAGACTTATTAGTATCTATAACAATAATCCTAACTTTAGGATTAGGAGAGGAAGATGTAACAGATTTCCGCTCCTTTATGGGGGAAGGTTTGGTAATCCGTTTACTAGTCTTATTAGTTCCCTTTTTCTTTTCGTAAACAATAGGAGGATTAACTTCTTCATATTTAAGATTAGATTCATGAATCTTTTCAAGAGATTCTTTATCGTAACCTATATATATAAGAGCTGCCATTATCCATCTATATCTAAAATGAATAGTTTGAATATAAGGATAATTAGGTAAATCTAATTCATGAAGATAACTAGCAATAGTATCGGAAGTACCGTTAACTTTAAGATTATGTTGAATCATTCTTATATCAGAATCATCTAACTGATAACTAAACGGATTTACGTTGTTTAACTTCATTTGCTGTAAGTCTTACAATTATATACTTTTTAGGTTTACCTATTCTCGCATGATAGAACTTGAAACACTTTAGATAATCAGTACTTTCAGTCCACTGTATAAAGTTTCCTTTAGATACAGATGTATTAGTTTCATAATTAAACTCTCTTGGAATCTTATGACTACTATACATATCTTTATCTAAGTAATTCTTAATGATAGCTAAGTGTTCAGGATTATCAAACTCAAAGTTACCATAAATTTTTATCTTAGAAAAGTCAATTGGTGTACCGTCAGAAAGAGAGAGACGAATTAAAATATCAGGATTATCAACCATTTGTTGTCTGACATCATCGAGATACTTCTCTTCTTCATCTGTTAAAGGATACATAAAATAATAGCTATAAACATTTCCGCTATTACCGAAACTATTTATAGCTATTCTCTTTAATGGAGCAAATGAATTAAAATCAATTACTCTACGTTCTTCTTGTGCCTTTGGAAATGACACATATTCTTCTTCTCTACTCATATTCAAATAATGATTCAGTTTGTTCTATAAACGAATTAATAGTTTCTCTTGAATACATACTAACTAACTCCGAGAAATCTTTAGCACCATAACTTCTTGGAATAACAATAGGTATAATACCATATTCTTTTCGTAACCTACGAGCACCACGTACTCCTGTTAAATCACAATCAAAAAAAGAAATAAGTATTCCATTGTCGTTTAGCTTAGATTGAAGCCAGTTATATTCGTAATCTTTGAGAACATAGCTCTCCGAAGTAACATTAATTACTCCTATTTGAGACTCTGACAAATTCCCCCGTAAAGGATAGGAATGTAACCGGTAACTTAATGCTAGATTGTCCTTATATGATTTAGTAATAATAATTATATCATACTTAGGTTTATCAAGATTAAGTATTCCAACAAGACCATTATGATTAGTTATAAACTTGATTTCTCCCTTACTTCTATCTCGAAGAGGAAAATAACATTCGATATTATAAATACCGTTACTATCAAGTCCAGTAACATAAGCATAACAAGGGTCTGATTCCTTATATGTATATTTAGGACTAGGTTGACAATACCTATTAATATACATTTGGTCAACAGGATAGACAAAATGAGTATTAAGCCAATGTAGACTAACTCCCCATTTTCCCCAAATATTCTTATCGTTATTAGTCCAAGTTCTAGTAGCTATTTCAATAATTGGTTTACTAGCTTTGATTTTAAATATTACTTGTTTAAGTAAGATTTCATTCTCTTCATCTACTTCTCCGTCATATATTATCTTACGGAAAGTATAAGCTATATGCTTTAATATATAATAGAAATCTGCCTTATTAGCAACATTTATATGACGACCAGTTTTAAAACTTAGTACATAAGCTACTAAGTCGAAACAATCACCAAAGAAAGAACCATTAAAATCACGAGCTTTTAGCTTGTGTTTATTATTGAAAGCAAAACCAAATGTTGGATGATTATCAACACGTAAAGGAGAACAAATAAGTTCATTATTTTCTACACAATTATTAACTACGGATATAGGTATACCCATATATTTAGCCATAATCATTTCTTGACTAACCTTAGATAATATAAACTCTTTTGTTAAGTCTTGTTTTATTCCTCTACGCATAATATAACTAGATAAAATAAGCCTAGCTTTTACACTAGGCTTATAACATTATTAACGAAATATATTTGGATTACTTAGAATGGTAAGTTATCATCTCCTCCTGTTTCAGGAGCAAAAGCAGAACTTTCAGTAGGAACAAATCCGCCTGCTACACCACCTGCAAAACCACCCATAGGCATACTCGGATTAACAATTCCTGCACCCATAGGAATACCACCAATACCAGCAGCAGTTCCAAGATTAGGAGCTTTTCTTTGTTTAGACTGTACACCGTCCATTGGAGCAATACGTTCTTTAGTAATATCAAACATTAGACTTGGTTCTTTGAAATGGTTAGCATCAATCATAAACTGTTCTTCAAAGATTCCTTGACCTACAATATTTGGGAATACCAAATCGCCTTCTTCTGAACCTTGACCGGAGAAAGCCCAATCACCTTTGTTCTTATAATAACGATTAAGTCTAAACCAGAATTGTCTAGGTTTACCTGTCTTGTCAAGCAATGCAGATTTACCATTTTCTCCACCTGTTTCAACAAGTTTAACTACATTGTCAAATAGGATTCCCCAAGCCTTGATAACATCTTCGGTTTCTACTGGTTCATACTGACCGTTATCATCATAGTCAACATAACCAAGTTCAAGCATTTCAGCTTCTTCATCAGTCATTTCACGACCTTTGAATACAACTACATCAAGGAAGTGTTTAATCCAAGCAAAGTCCATATTGATGAACTTCTCTTTAGAACCGCCTGGGATATAGTCAACATTACTTTCGTAAGCCCAAAAGGTTTTACTAGCAACACGAACGTCAGCAGGATTAGTATGCAAAGATGTAGCTTCGATAATAAGTTGAGGAACAGCTTTTCCAGCAAATGCAGGACGCATATTACTCTCTTCTTTCATAGTTACCCAAGCAACACGAGCATGAAGATGTCCAACAAATAACCAAATGTTATTAATAGCATCTTTATGAGAGAACTTCTTACGAGCAGTAGTTCTTGTCTCATTACTAATACCTCTACGACGCTTTTTAGTTGCAGTAGTTGCAGCATTATTAGCTGATTGATTAACTACTGGTTCTTCTACTTTAGCACTTTCTTCTTTTTGAGTACTCATAAAATTTATTTTTATAAAGATTAATACTAACAATAATAAGTTGTACAGGCTTGCTATTGTTTATTGCAAAGTTTCCAAATATAATAATTTTCTAAATTATAACCAAATAAAAAAGAGCTAAATTCAATTAAGAATTTAGCTCTTTATAATCTAGCTTTTATCTAACCGGAAGAAGTTCTTATTTAGAAGATTGACGAGCAATCGGTTCTTCATCAGCTTTGAAAGAAATCTTGTAAGCGTTAACTTCAACAGTTTCTTTTTCATCACCGATAACTTTACCAGTTTCAACAGCAACTACGAACGGTTCGTTCAAGTTAACCTCGAATACACGGTTAAACTTCTCTGCTTCGTCACCGAGATTTTCTTTCAGTTCCGACCACATTGAAGAATCGGAGAAAGTCAACGGCAAACCAAGACCAGTAAGATTGGAAGAAGTAGAAGTACGAGCACCGGAATAAGCACGAGTAGTAGGATTGTAGTCATCAATAGTAACTTCTTCTACTGACTTACCAACTTCTTCTGCGATTCTTTCTTTGTTAAGTTCAAATGCAGCCGCTTTCTGTTCAGCAGTCATACGAACACCTGTAAGTTTGATTTCTCCGTTCTTCTCGAACAAAGGTACACCTTTACAGATACCATATTCACCAAAGTTCTGAATAAGAGCAGCACGAGCAGCTTCTGTACCAAACTCAACATTGTTTTCTTCGCACCATGCCATTACTTCGGCATCACGTTCAGCAATAGCTGCATCAATGTCAGCAATATTACTAACAAACTGTACGTTATCACCAGGAATAAGACCCATGATACGAGTTACTGCACCTGTCAAGCTAAACTTAGCTTTAGTACTGTTAGCAGTCAATGTAGGTTCGTTACTAGCTTGCATTACTCTCTTACCGCTTTGTACGGCTGACATTCCAAATTGAAGTCCCATAGTTGTAAAAATTTAAATGATTAATAATTATTAATACTAGGCTTAAAGCCTATTGTTATCTTAGTTTTTGTCTTATTTCGTATCTATTGATTAGTAACAGTTAGACTTCTATTACTATCAAATCTCTACAATATCAGCATCACTGATATTCATATTGTTTACTATCTTAGCTTCTGTTGTTTCCATACAACCAAGTATAACATCAGCAGCTATATCACGAGCAGCTAGTGTAAACGCTCTATGTCCAATAAGAGTTCTCATATATTTAGTATATGTATCTTTACTAGCAAGTCCAGCAGTTACAGCATCACTATAACTAAAATGTCCTATACTAGTAATAACTCTGTTATCTACTACACGAGTAAGTTTATATTCAGTAATATAATCACAAGGAACATTAGGTATTCGGAAGATTGGAACTAATCCCTTAGCTGCAATGTCTTTAGCTTGTTGTTGATTAGCTGCAACCCCGAACTTATTATTTAACTGATATTCCTTATATATAGTACCATTATAATCTTGATAATTTCTAACTGGATAAATACCAATTTCATCATTATCAGAACTAGCATTAAATTCATCAGCTTCTTTCTTGCTTTTGAATCTCCTACAATACTCTGGTATCTTACTATCAATATAAACATTATTACCGTCTGTATATTCATACAGAGCTATATAATCTTTAGTGCATTCCCATGTTATAGCTGCCTTCAATAATAACGCTTTAATTAAGTGAACGTCTAATGTAGTTTTACCATTAATAACTCCTAGGTGTTCAATACAACTAGTAAATGGTAAACCTAGTTCTTTAGCACGACTATATATTGCAAGACCATCTTGAATAGTCTTAATACCGCACTTATCACTAGACATTACTGATTTCAGATACAACTCTAACTTACTCCTATCATCGGGATTGTAAATGTCTAGGGTATTCAGAGCAGAAGCCACAACCATACCATTATTATTAGTAGTAGGTTTTGCTTTTGGTTCTGTCTTAGCTAGAGTTTTTTCATTCTCTGTCTTTACTTCTTCCATTATTTCAAAGGTCGCTTATTGATTACTCTACAAAGATACTAATTTCTTTTATAACTCCAAAGATTAGCATCTGTTATTCTCCTATTATGAAATCGTTTTCACTATCTTTAACTGTTTCATAGTCTTTTCCTCCTTTCGTTTCTGCTAGCTTCTTTTCTTCGTTCGTACCTTTACAGTATATCTTATATATTATATTAGGTACGGAACTAAAAGATAGATTAGGTATTCGATATTTTAAGTCTCGTATTGAGCTGCAAAGAGGTGAAGTGAAAATCACTATATCTACAACTCCTATAAAGCTCGTATCAATAGAATTATTTGCCGACAGTACTTTCATATAGTCGTCATTAAATAGCTCCAAATTTCGCGTTCTCTGCGCTCTTGCCTGCATGATTACTGGTTGTCCGATTTTAGCTCCTGTTTTATATACTTTCGGTTTACCTTTCTTATCATAAGCCTGTATTCCTTCCATATCATTATGATAGTTTCCGCAATAGTCATATTGTAGAATACTCATTCCAGTTTGGAATATCTCGCCATTAGTCATAATAGATTTACCCTCATATTTTATATTAGCATTTAGGTACTCTGTTATCTTACTAGCAAACACTCCATTCTTTGAAATAATAAGTATTCTTTTGCCTATATTTTCCTTAACTATATCAAGTATTACATCTAGCTTAACAATATTATCAGTAACTACCTTAGTACGTTCTCTAATAATATTATAAGTTTGAGTAACTCTCTCGACTAAAGCACTAGGATTATATAGTTCATCAATCTTACGACACATTGCATCTGTCATATCCATTTTAGCAGACCAACCATTACTTTCTGCTACTTGTAATCTACAAGTTTCAGCAGCAATATTAAGTCTAGTATTACCAACACGACATTCTTCTAACTTTTCAAAAGTACCAAATATAGTAATACTTTCATTAATATATTGGCTGCATTTATCATAATAGATTCTATCAGCATCAGTTAGAATAACACCCTTTTGGTACTCCTTTATGGGGGAATGAATAGAACGATTAATTAAGTGGGCATAATTAATTTCATATACTTTAGGAGCATACTTATACATAAGTACAGCATTATCAGCAACACTATCAATAGCATTAGTAGCAAGTAGTTTAAACTTAAAATAGTTACCACTATATTTCTCTGCAATCTTTCTGAACTTCTTTACATTAATAGTAATAAGTACATCTTTATGACTACTAGGACTAGGTTTATACGGAGAACGTTCAACATAATCACGAGTGAGTATAAGACATCGCTTATCAGTTATCAATTGTTTATGAATCTCTTTAAATTCAGAAGTATTATCAAGATAATAATTAATGTTAGCCCTATCTTCCATAGTCTCTGTTATAATAAGAGACGTTAAATCAGGAGTTTTAGCTACCATTTTATCTAACACCATTGTAACAAAGTTCATTACACTTAGTGGTTCAGATAGAATAACACTACCCACGCCTTTGTTAGCAGACCATTTATTAGCAGCTTCATTATAAATATCAGTTACATCATTCATTTTAATCAAATAAAGTATTTCTCATTCCATAGTATTTCTTAACTAAACGTTTACCTTTACCTTTATTATTACGACTTTGTTCTATTGGTTCTATAATAGCCATAGCTTCATTATAATAATATAAGTAATTAACATTTAATTCAGATATATCAGTATCATCAACAGTATTACATATAGAAACACGTTGACCTGCACATAGAGAACTCTTTTTAACTTGTTCTTCGTTACGCTCATTCCAGCCCATACTCTCAACTTTCATCAATGTTCCCCCCGTAGAGGAGATGTAAAACCTTGTATTCCTCTGCACTACATCTGTTCTTATCTTTCCGTCTACAACATGAGTAAACTCTAGTCTATACTTATGATTAACATTTTGAGTACGACAGAAATCAAGAATAGATTTAGCATTTCTAAGAGTTTCCATAACAGGAGTACCATTAATAAAATATTCAGTAACACATTTAGCTACAATAGGAGAATTATATCCTTTAGATAAATCCTCTAAGAACATCTTAGGATTCATTCTACCTTTGAACTTTCTGCCATTATTTGGTTTAACAGTAAGATAACTATTTACTCCTTCTGTAACATATTTAATATAAGGAGTAAATTCACCAGTTAAACCAACTACTTTTTCCCATTCATGACAAAGATTACAATATAATTCAAACTTATCTTTAGGTATTATCGAAACAATACCGTCAGTATTAGCACTTATTATATGAATTCCTGCAAGTTCAAGTTTTTCTATTAACATCAATAGAAATAATTGACCATTAATAGTTACTTGATACATTGCTTTTTTATCACATAGGAACGATTGTTCACTTCCCATTTTACCAAATATACCAGCATTTGCTACAATCTTTAGACAAGCAGCAGCAGTAGCATGTTTATCTCTTTCTATAACATCAAGAGATTTATCTTTGGCTAAATGTTTATGTTCTAGTCGTTCATCAACAATAGTATCAGCTATACGAAACCATGCTTTAGGAAGTAGATGTTTCTGACATACTTTAAGACTTCTAATAATATTAGGATACATTGAATTAATATCAAAGTCACAGATATATATATCAGAAGTACTAACTCCAACAGCACCATTACTATCGTAAGGATTACCAACAGTAATATCAGTAGCACCTGAATAATCAGCAGAACTATGGTAAATGTTCGGAATCTCGTTTGAGTGTAAACCGCCTGTTGCGATAGTGTATGACGTGCCCATAAAGGTAAATTCCCTGTCAAATTCGCCCTTTTCCCCACGTAGGGTTAGCGAACGTATGCCCGACAAAATATCGTTCAATTCAGGGGTCGAAAATGCGATTTTATCTGACAAGATTTCGGAAACCAAAATTTTCCTACGTATTGTCTTAGTATCAATAAAGGCTTTAGGATGTAGACCAGTAAACTTACTATATAGTTTAACAATAACTTTATCAGCTATTGTACTTCTACTAGCAGAATACACATCTACCTTATATTCTTCACTAATACGATACCTTAAAAGAACTTCTTCCTGATTCATTCTGATTAGCTCGGCAACAATATATACATCATTGTCATTATAATCAGCCATTTCATTAAGATATTCTTTAGGAATAAATCGCTCAAAAACATTACGATAATGAATATTAAGTTCTCTATCAGTCATTCCCTTTGCTTCGGGTAATCTCTCGTGATAATAATGTCTATCTAAATCACCAATAGATGGCATAGTATACTCTTTTAGATTATACCATTTAATATTAATAGAAGTCTGTTTAAGACTCTTATGATAATGGTCTAACCTAAATATTTGGAATAAATCTAAATCCCTAAATGCAACGTTATTACGAAGTATAAGAGAAGTAAAATTATCAGTCCAAAGAGTATCATTATTAGAATTACGAATAACTCTCTGTGATGTTTCATATAAGAATGTGATTAACTTACTAGGCTTATCAAATTGATTATAATACATGAGCAATGCACTCAACATTAAGCGGTCGTACTTCCGATTATTATATCCGAAATAATCTGCTTTCTGTTGTAACCAATATAATAAACTGAATAAATCAGTATCATCATCTTCATATAAAACAAAACGTTTCTTAGGTATTGTTTCTAAACGTTGTTTTATCTCTGCAATAGTAAGTTTATCAACAAGAGGAATAGCTTTTCCATCATTATCGACACAATCACTAAATACTTTGAGATAACTACGTAAATCAACAAATACTACCGAGAAGTAATTTCTAGTTACTTCGACATCATAACACATAGAGTTCATACTTACACTTTATTTATTGTCCATAACACAAATATAAACGATTTTTACATCTACTACAAGCTGTATATAATCTACGAAGAGTATTATCTATATCTCCCCATGGATTACCAGTTCTAGTATCAAATACAATATCATTTATATCTATATACACATCAGCATAAGTACTACCTTGTGCTTTATGGCTAGTAAGAGCAAAACCATAATCTAAATCACGACTGAACTTTATCTTATTAGTAGCTTTATCTAATAGATTAACTAATAATAAGTTTCTTTCCCTAAATTCAAAGTATTCTTTCCAACGTTTAGTTCTATTATATTTATCAGCATTAATAGCATTATAAATATAAGATTCACCTAACTTATAATAAAGCATAACATTATTAAAATCAGAATGGTCTACTACAAATAAAGGTTTAGTTCTATTACCGCCATTAACTTGTATAAAAGTTACATTAAATCCATGAATATTATCTCTATTAGTAAAGTTCTTAATATCATGTATTATGTAATCTTCGGAGTTAACGATAATAGTATCTTTAAAATCATCAATAAAAGTATTATAAGACATTACTAAATCATTCTTAGTTAGAATTGCTTTACCACTATCTTCAATAATATTCTTACGAATTAATTTATTCCAGTCAGATACAGATTTATTAGTATAAGTAACAAGACGACAAGTATCAACATCTCTAGTAAATTCTTCATTATAAAATCCGTCTATTACAAGAGATTGAAACTCAAATGCACCACAAGTATAATATCCTTTAGTTTGAGTAGAATCAAAAGCATACCGATTTCTATTGATAAACTCTAGGAACTTCCAAGTTCTATTATCAATATCCTTTCTTAATATTCTTAATAATTCACTAACAGGATTACTTTCTTCTTGTCTTACAATCTGTCTAAGAGTATAAAACTTAATATTATCGAAACAACGCGAACGAGTTTCTTTAACAGGTGGTAACTGATAGTTATCACCCATATAAATAAGCATACAGCCAAACTGTTCACATTCTCTTTCTATCAGGGTTTTAAGATTAATACCAATCATAGATGCTTCGTCAACAATATATAGCTTATATTGTTCAATCTTTTTTTCAGCCAATGGGTCAAAAGGAGGATTATTAACATCAAAATCAGTAACATTAGTATTAAGTCTTAGACCTAAATCACTAGCCACAGTAGATGTAGCATATCCAGTAGATACACGAAGTACACGAGCAGCTTTATGAGTAGGAGCTGCAAGTCCAATAACAGATTTAGCTAAACCACATCTCTTTATTACTTCACGTATCATATAAGTTTTACCAGTACCAGCAGCACCAATAAGTGCACGTCTATAATCACCTTCAACATAACCTTTTTCTATAAAGGCTACAAGATTCTCATAAGCAATCTTTTGGTCACGAGTAAAACTATTTAAGACACTATCATCTTTCTTAGCATCATCAAACTTTTCAAAATTCATTGCATTTCAATAAAAATTTATCAATATTATCACGACATTTAAGAATATAACCTTTAACTGGTAATCCTATCTTAAATGGAATATAACAACTAGGCATAGTACAATAAGCATCAGTACATCTAACAATCTTAGTAGGTCTACCATGACTATCTAATGCACGAGTATATATTGTCTTAAAGCCTTTACATGAGTATGAACGTTCAGATAATGTAATAAGTTCATCAGTACCTTTAGGTTTGAACTTATATTCATTATTATGTAGAACGATAGTACCTATAACAATTTGCATTATTACTTTCTCACGAGGAATCTTCTTTTCCTCATTTACAGCAGATAGTTTAAAACTTAGTCCCATATTACTAAGGTTTAACAATTTGATTAGAAGAACACTGTACACAATACGCTCCTTTACGGGGGAATATCTTATACTTATCAGTATTCATAATTCTAGGTAACGGAGTAATCTCACAACATCTATCACTATGAACATCTATAATAATACAATGATAAGCATTAACAGATTCATCATGAGATATAACAGCTTTAAGTCCTTCAAAATATACATCAAACGTACTATCAGGATTAACACATTGTTTTAAATCTACAATCATATTAATTAGCTTTAGTTTTATATATTTCGTATAACTTAGTAAATTCATCAGAAGGCATACATATAATAGGAGCATTAGTATGTATTTGGTCTTTAGGAACAATACAATTTCTAGCAGTAACTATTCTATCATCTTCAACAAATATAGTTTCAAGAACTAAACAATTACCACCATCTAGTATTTCCTTACACTTAGGACAAACATATATCTTGTCTGTACCAAATACAATAAGCTCATCACCACAAACTAGACATTTACCAGTTGTGACAATGAGCCTACCATTATCTTGTTTAAACTCGTTTAACTTTGGCATAACTAGGAATACGTCTCCTTTCTTCCATTTTAACGAGTTTAACACTTTCAAATACATTAAGAGTAAAAGCTACTAATTTATAGCTCTTCTCTTGTCTTCCAAGTTTTACTTTCCTTTTAATCATTACGTTTAGTATTTAATTATTATTTAATAGGAGCATCTGACCGCTCCGCTTCGCTCCGCTTTCTTCCCCCGTAAAGGAGTAGTGATTCTGTTACTTTCTTCTTTATTTCATTTAGAGTTTCACTATTAACAATAGCATTATTGTTTTTACTTCATCGCTACATAAAGAATTACTATATAAAGTTTTTACTATATAATTCTTTTACATTGCTTTCAGTATCATAAATGAATAAATAGAAACCAACATAAGTAGTAGGTTTAGCTCTACCAAGATGAATATCAATAGATAGATATTCTTTACCTAATACTTTTTACCTGCAACTTTTGCACTTCTCTAACTAGTTTAATAAATTCTTTTTCTTCCATGTCGGTATATAGTTTTAATTAATAATCATAGAAAAAGGAGCAGACGCTTCTGCTCCAAGCTAAATAACTAATATTTATAAAAGTCCTAATTCTATCTCACGACAGTAATTTAATTAGGGGTAAAATTAAATTAAGTTCTTTTCTATCTCACGACAGTAATTAATAAACTTGTAACAAACACAAATACTATGTATTTATAGCTGACATTTTACGAAGAGGATTTCCCTTACTTCAACCATTTGGTTAATGTTTCAACTTAGATTAGTCATCGTCAGAGCTATCAGAATAAATAATAGTACGATTCTCACGAACAGTACTATTCAATTAATAATTCCATAAAACCAATAGCTATAATTCTCACGAACAATAGATATTATATTACAATACGACAAAATTTTAGTTTAACTAAAACAGACAAACAAAATATCAATCTTTATATATCTTACGATAATCTACACAGTGGTACTTAGTATTGATTTTAAGAAATCCTTCAACTGTGCTAACGGCTTCATCAAGACTATTACCTTTATAAAGAGTCATTGTTTCACCATTGAAAGAATTTCTAAGTCTGTTATTCTTATCAAGAATAACAAGGTTAGTACGAGTATAGAATGCGGAATAGGTATTAGTTTGTTTCTCGTGATACTTCTTACAAAGATTATCATAACCTTCCATTGTTTTATCACGAAGTTCTTCCATATATTTGACATAATTAGTCATTATATCATCCCATTGTTCAATAGCTTTAATCTTATCTTCAATAGAATAATCAGCTTCAAGAATATCATTAAGAAGATTATTTAACTTCTTAACATGGAGACTTTCAACATCTTCTTTAAGTGATTCATTAAGTCCACCTTCAATAAACTGTCTACGAAATTTTTCTTTAGCTTTAGCTAAAACATCATCGCCCATAACAGCAGCAAATATTGATTCAATAACTTCTTCCATTATAATAAGTTTTATAAGTTAGACAATAAAAAACTCTACTAATATTACTCTAGTCTCACGACCTGAATAATCTTAATAGAGTGGAAACCGACATTTATTTAACCCTTTTGTCAGATATTAATTAAATAGAGTACGTATCGGCATTATACTAAACGTAAAATAATAACTGCAACAGCTCCTAGAGCAACAAGAGAAGCAATAACAAAACCAACAGTATTATACTGTCTTTTAGCTTTAAGCTCTTCATAATCTTTATTAGCTCTGTCTAATTTAGATTCAAGATGCTCAACACTATCACTAAGAGCCTTATTATTAGCTTCTAATTGATTCTTTGCAGAATTTAATTTAGAAGACATATTACGAAGTTCTTTATTTTCATGACAAACTCCTTCATACATAGCCTTATAATGATTAAGACCAGCATCAGACTTTTCATTAGATTTACGTAGACGAATAACTTCTTTCTTTAATTCGTTAACTGTTGGACGTTTCTTACTAAGAACATCGACTTCTTTCTTTTCATTCATAACTATTAGTATTTAATTAATCTTCAATATGAGTTATATCTAAGTCGAGGTCTATGTTATCCTCACTTAGAGTATTTCCAGTATTCCAATTATTAGCCATCTCACAGTCGAGATAGTCTATATCGGCTACTAAACCACAAATAGGAAATTCTACACCTTCGTCATACATAATCGTAAATTTTGTAATACGGATGCAAGTGTAGCAATAAATAATGGAAATACCAAACAATAATGATAATATTTAATAAACATTACTATGAGCTATTTCATATTTGAATTTCTCCACTATATCATAAACAGATATATTAGAACAATTCAATAGAGTATTAATAGTATTAGCAGTATGTTGGTCTTTACAAGTGATATTAAAATTATCATAATTGAACTTACGAACAACATTAGGACTAGCTTTATGAATATAATAAATATCCATAGCAGAGACATTGAAATCTGCAATATCATTTTCGTATTTATCTAATACGTCTTTAAGAGATATATAATATCTACAATCGCCAATAGCTCTAGCAGCACTAGCAGTATTTTTAAATCGAATAAAGAAACTAGAATCAATAGAATTATGAATAGTTAGCCATTCAAAATCTAGCTTGTATTCTTTATATGGTTGAACATAAAGTCTCATATCATAAAGTGCTCGTCTAAAAAACTCTTAAAGCATGAGTTCTTTCAGCTAGTCTAGAAGTCTTTTCTTCCAATTGTTTATCGAGCTTATCAATATTTTCTTTAGAACGGCTTAATTAAGTATTGAGTTCCTCATTAACTTTAACAGTAGCATTAAGAGTATCTTCGATATTCTCTAACTTAATAAGACTATTAGTTTTCTCTTCAATAATCTTATCCTTCTTTAGAATAATATCTTTATATTTATTTTCTTGCTCTTCGATTTGATTACGTAATTCGGTAATTCTATTACCGCTATTAGTAAGTTGTCCTTCAAGAAACTTAATACGTTCAGTTAACTCATTATTATTAGATTTAAGAGATTCAATCTCATCACAATCTTTAATAGTATAAGTATTGCCTAAATTAGCAATCTCACAAATAGAAGCAAGTGATTGAAAATCTAAATCAATAATACAACCACTTTCTTCAACAATAACAACTCCATTAGTATGAGATACAAGAGTTAGATGCTTTTTATCAATTACAATAGCTTTCATAAATACAAGTATTAATTATTAAGAATTTAATTTTAAAAGTATACAGTCTCTATATAATATAAGAGACGAATAGAACCAATAACTATTATATAAGTAATAATAGCCTGAATCAAAGAGTAAGTGATACGAACTTTCTTATAAGTAAGATAGTTAAATATCAAATAACAGAAGAATATAACTATCCAAATCAAAGATAGAAATATATGGAACTGATAATCTGTCATGGTGAAGTAATATCAAATAATATTAAGAATATACATAAAGTAGACGCAACTATTATTAAAGCGAATAATGTAGTAAAAAGAGTAATCTTAGTGTTAATAAGAAACTCACCGCATTTAATAAGTGCGATAATAAATAGTAATGCTAAGACAGTAATATCGTAGTTAGACATAATAGTATAAGTTAATAAGTTAATAAGTTAATAAGTGGATAAGTGGATAAGATAGAGAGCAGAAGAAGTACAGTAATGTCACCCCTTTATGGGGGAGACAGCGAGCTTTGCGAGCGTTGACAAGCCAAGCTACACAACAATACAATTATTAATAATAATATTACCAATAATGTTACTTCTGTTATCAGTTGTAATACATAGTATTGTTATTACCGGAATCGCTCGAACTACTATTGTCAAAGACAATGGTAGTGACGCTCTAACAACAACCAACAGTAACAATAGACAATATAATATCTAAGTAATAGTAAGGACTATTATAGGGACTATTATAGTGGAAATATGATGATTAGGATTCAAATCCTGACTCTAAGACTATTAGAACAAAGTTCTAATCGGATTAGACAATTAACAACCAACAACTATCAATATAATAGTAAGGACTAAAACTATAATAATCATGTCTAATAATAGGTTTATTATATAAATATGATTCAAATCCTGACTCCATAAACGGAATGGTAAAAGTAGTGGTTGTAACATTGTAGGTAAGAGTAGTGAGTTAGAATGAAGGAGTAGAGGTAGGAGAGGGGGTAATCCAACTACTTAACCGACTCATCTCTCTTATCTACATCTTCTAACTATTCTTACTCCACTAGTATTATCTCACTCTATTGTCTACTCTACTATCTGGCTTAACGAGGAGCCTTAGCGACCCTTCCGAGCATTGATGCTCTTAATACTAGTAATAGTCTTGATACTATTGATACTATTGATACTATTGATACTATTTGTTGGTGTTGGTGTGATTGTGTGAGCTTGCTCCTATTGTCTACGACAATAGTCACCGATGGAGGGGATTTATGCGATATTGTCTGATAGACAATTTCGCCTAATATAATCCTATTACCTATACTTCGCGTGGGCGGACGCACGTGTACCTATTATACGCACGCGCACACGCACGTATATAATAAGGTACGCGCGCAAGTGTTGCCTGACTTTTATATATATATATATATATATATATAAGTCCACTTTGTTATTTAGAATCCGTCTAAGAGAAACGTTGTCGAAAAGCGATTTTAGCTTGTTAACTAGTCAAGCTTTGGATAATATATCTGATAATCTTTTAATCTTAGCTTTTAGCTTAGATATGTATTCGGTTATATCATTAGGATGAATCATTTGAGTTATATGATTATCGTATGTGATTTCAAGAGTATCAACAGCTATAACATCTATGTTTATTATAGTTTTCTTTTCATCTATCTTCATAATACTTTTGTTATTTAAATTGGTTTATAATTTTAGCTTATCAGTTGGTTAGCTTCGCTTATCAGTTGTAGCATTTCGCTTATCAGATGACTAGTGTCGTTTCCAATCCCGATTAGCTTTGCCGGATAGCTTTGCCGGACAGCTTTGCCGGACAGCGAGCATAAGTCGAGAGTATTGTCGAACACGTAAGTCGAGAGTATTGTCGAATACGTGCCGAATGGTGTAACTTTAGTTTAGTAGTGGAGATTTCTCTCCACTACGTAACTGGTTAGGCAGCACCCTCTGCATCAGGTTGGTATTTAGCCAACATGTCAGCAACGAGCATTTCATCCGCAAGGGACAACGTGCGCATGCTAAGTTCATACGGGAAATACTCGTAACGGTCGTGTTCATTAACACGTTCTTCACGAGCCATTTTAGTAGCGAACGGATTAACGAACACCTCACCTTGTGCAAGCACGTGTCCAAGCACGCTAATACGTGCCTTCTTGAAGATAACGTGCAACACCGATAACGGCGCTGTCATAACAGCATTGGCGAGCATTGGCTCACCTTGTCCTTTGAGAATCGCAGATAACTGGATTCTAGTAGTAAATATATTACGAGTCGTAGACTCGATATAAATACCACTAGCAGCATCTTTAACAAACTGTGGAATGTTGCGATTAACAACAACAGTAAGAGCACCTGCATAACGAGCACTATTATCAATGATATTAGTAATCATCAGACTGTCATGATTCTCAAAATCAGGACGGTCAAGCAACAGACGAACAATATCGTCTGCTTCCTGTCCTTGATACTCGGATAGGTCAACTATACGAGCATCTTCCGGATTGGTATCTTCCGGATTAGCACCATTAGCTTTAGCATCTTCAGCAGCTTTCTTAGCGGCTTCCTCGGCTGCCTTTCCAGCAGCATCATTAACTCTTGTTCCCATGATTATAGGTATTAAATGTTATAAATCAGTCGGCAACTGTTCAACCAATGTGCATCCCGACTACACACACAATGGCAATATGTTTAAAGTCATTTGGTTTGATAGTAACTGCAATATGTTTAAAGTCATTTGGTTTGATTAAGCCAATAGTTCTTTAACAATATCGTTAGCATCTAGTATCAATACTAACACTACTAATAGTATTAGAAAGCTATTCACATGGTTATCATACAGCTTAATGTAACTTAGATGCATGAATACTGGTACACCTAGCATACTCAATGCTAAGTGTACCACTTTAATCTTATCACTCATATTCATACGTATCCAGTATAGTAACGTGAACAAAACTTGTCGTAGGTTTCACCTGCACGACCGTACTTTCTCCAATCCCGTTTCTGTCTGCTAATAGCAGAAAGATAAGTAGCAGTAGTCATAACCACTGCTACTAGCAATAATATCAAGAACACCATTACTCTTTAACAATAACAGGTTTATTAGATTCAACCTCACCGATCTGTTCTTTGAACAGTTCTTCAAGAGCAACGTAACATTCTTTGCTGATTCTATAACTAGAACCGCTGTTACAAGTAACAACAACACTAGAGGTAATACTATCACTGTTAGGTATAACAACAGTTGTGTTACTACCAATAATAGTAACATTTGCATCATTAGTAATCTTCATAATCTTTATATTTTTAGAATTAGACAATCAATGGCAATATGTTTAAAGTCATTTGGTCTTGACGGGGGTATTGGAATTGGTTTGAGAGTAGGGGGCGTTGGTGGTAGGAGCTTCACCTCGATAAAAATATACTCACGAAAAATATTATTTTGTGGAGTAGAATCAATAGTAGCATTTCTAGTAGTAATTCTAATATTGCCTCTTAGTCTATTTTTTATAGTATTCCTTATAATGCCTCTAATCCTATCTCTAATAGTTCTATTATCAACATTTCTAATTCTATTTCTAATAGTAGTTTCAGTCCTATTCCTAAGCTCATACACATTACTACTTCTAACAATAGTTCCTAATTCTTTCTTTCTAGTACTTCTAATTCCCTTTGTATCTATTGTTGTTAGTAGTCTAACTCTTCTTACAGAAGAATTATCCTATTAGTTAGTTCTATTAGTCTAATTAATTCCTTTAAGTCCTTAATTAGTCTTATTTATATTATATGGTATTAGTTGTCTACTGGGTCTTATTGTGTATTACCTTTCTCCTCTTCTACCGAAGAGTTCGAAGATTTAGCATTAGGATTGTAAAAATAGAATGGTAAGATTTAGTATATATTTTGGTTAAGTATTAGACTTGTATTAGAGTGTGTACTAATGTGAACTAGTGTGAATGAATGTGAATTATACAGCGAATACAATTCTAAAGGTTTTTTAACGAGTTAGATATTGATAGTGCGAATATTATTCGTATACTTGTACTATTAATGACTGATGCTTATATTACTCTTAGTAATGCTGGTCAACTTAATTAATAGTATTAACAATCTAATTAAAGTAATCATGTTACACTTAGAGAACAAAACTAAAGGAGAAACTTTCATAGTTCCTCAACACATTGCAGAAATTGATTTCCAATATGTTTCTGATAGAGTTAAGAATATTAATCCTTTCAAGCATTTTGGTATTGTTGCTATTATTCAGACTGCCAAACTTCGTGAGATTATTAATCCTGACTTAAAGGGTATTGGTAATACTAAATTCATATTAGTTAAGACTAACTATGGCGATGATGTTAAGGAAGAAGATAGAGCGATGCTTAATCGTTTCTTATATGTTGCTCCTTCTGATGTATTTACTGGTATAGATTGTAATCCTCGTAGTAACGAACTTACTCCTTATAATCTTGCTGAATTTATTCGTGGCGACCAAGACTTGAATCTTAGTATTGCTCGTGGTGAGATATTCCGTAAAGTTGGAAGTGGTTCTGTTATTAGTTTACTTGGTAATGATGTTACTCCTGCTACCGTTGAAAAGAAAGGAGATAATGGTAAGTTGATTACTACTATTGCTGAAACAGTAGTTTGTATTGGTTATAAGATTGTTCGTCTTTCTGATATTCAAGGACAGAATACTATTGAAGGTCTTCCTGCTAGTGGTAAACCACAGAAATTTATAGTAGCTACTAATTTACTAAATATATAAACTAGATGCCTTCTATTGATTTAAAAGAGAAAAAGGAGTTATTAGTAACTCGTCCTGATATTATTGGTTTATTAGGTGTTACACCTCTTGAAGCTGAAATAATAGATGATATTATAGATAATATCGAAGACCAAATTGTTGATAGAATTAAAAGTCTACAACGAGTTTCAATTCCTTTTATTGGTGGATTTATTGTTAATGAAGCCAAGTTAGATGCAATAGAACATCACCCCGTAATGAAGGCTAAAAGGCAAGAACTTACTAATGAAGAATATTGGAAATTTAAAAAGCAATTAGTTACTACTCGAACAATTCAACGTAGTAAATTTAGAAGTATAACTTCGATAATATCTCGAACTGTTAGACTTAATCGTAAGTTAGCTGCAAGGAAACTTAGAGAGTTTAATCAAGATGAAAGGTCTTTTAAATTATATATGTACTTCTTTAGTAAGATGAAGCCAGTTAATGATTCTGATTACTATATTGAACTAAGAAATAATAAAGGTTATGATTACGAAGATTGCCCCTTTGGACTTAACAGGTATGATTAGCGTTGACGAACAAGGTTATCCTTTTGCTCCTAACGTTTATCAGATACAGGATAAAGATGTAAGAGAGTTATATCTTCGTGATACTAGTGAGGATAAACTTCGGTATCTTAAAGAAGCCGGAGTTGTTTTTTATCTAGCCGACCCTAAATCTCCGCCTAATCAAATGGGATATAGTCGTTCAGAAGCTTTAGCATCTGCTAGAGCTAATTACGCTCTTCCTAATGATTGGCAACCTGATGCTCTTATTCTTCGTCTTATTGATAGATACCATGAAGATAAGATGGGTGTAGCAGGTGAAGCTCTTGAAACTATTCTTAGAGCAGTTCATAATAGTTCTCGTGCAGCTAATATAATTAGTGAACAACTTACTAACAAACTTAATACTGGTCTACAAGCAGAAGATACTTTACCAGTTATTGATTTGATAACTAAGTTAAATGGTATTATTAATATCATTCCTAATCAGATTAAATCTTTAGGTGAAGCTAAGCAAGCTGCTGCTCTTGAAATAGAACAGAAGAAAGCTCGTGGTGGTAAAGTAGTTACTAGTTCTATGTCTGCTAAAGATGCTAGTGATTTGGAAGCTCAAGTAGAAGCTCAAAAGAGAGAATTAGGATTGATAAGTGATAGCATTGTTAACACTCCTTTACGGGGGAAATACGAAAGTACAAAATGATACCAGTTAAACCTGAATATAAGCAAACTAAGTTATACTTTGATGAACCTACTCATAAGTATACTGATAATTGTGGTAATTCTTATATTAGTGCTACTACTATTATTCATTCGTATGTTCCTAAATTTGATTCTAATTATTGGGCTAAGTACAAAGCTAAAGAAGAAAACACTTCTATTAAAGATATAAAGAATCAATGGGATAAGATAAGAGACAAGGCTTGTGATATGGGTAATGTTTATCATAACAGCTTTGAAGAAGGTATTCGTCAAAATAGTAAGTTCTTTAATGCTATTAAATATCTTAATAAGCAAGAGAGTAAACAAATGGTTACTGTTGCTGATTTAGATGTTGTTGATAGTCATACTAAACTTCTTGATGTTGATGCTTTTATTGACCATACCGAAAACAAATACCCAGAAATATATAAAGTATTTAAGTTCTATACTGAAAGAGATTATAAGATTTATTCAGAGATAGGAGCTTTTCTTCCGAAGTATTTAGTTAGTGGTACTATTGATATATTGCCTATAAGAGAGGACGGATTCGTTATACTAGATTGGAAAACTAATCGTACTGGTCTTAGATTTCAGGCAGGTTATTATAAGAAAGATAAGAGTGTTAGACCTGTTCAAGAAACAGATGAATGGGTTCATAAGCCCGAAGATGTTTTACTTCCACCATTTGGTGGTCTGCCTAATTGTAATGGCACTACTTATGCTTTACAGTTAAATCTATATGCTAAAATGGTTCATCTTATTACCGGTTTGCCTTGTTGTGGTTTAGCTCTTTGTCATATTGAAGTTCCATTTGTTCTTAACCAATATGGCAGACCTCAAAGATTTAAAGACGGTTTTCATATTGATGAAAGTAGAAGTGAAACAGCTAAATGGTATAAGATTCCTAGATTAGAACCTGAAATAGATACTATGCTTAATATCCGTTATCAAACCGTTAATGGAAGTCAGAAACAACAAATGAATTTATTTGTATAATATAAATGTAATATTATGGCTAAATATAATAACTTATTAATAGATATATGTCGTACTGTTGATTGGAGAAAGACATTAGAGAATAAAGGTTATGCTTATTTTGATAAAGGTAAGTATAATCTTAATCTTATTGGTGTTCGTTCTAAAGAACATGGCAATGAGTTCAATGATGTTTTTATAATTGATTATTGGACAGCTAATGGTAAGAGATATACTCCTATATATCCTTGTACTACTGACCCCGGCTATAAAAGTCTTACTAATCCTGTTAATATTAAAGGTTGTGCAATTCTAGTTCCTGGTCAGTATCGTGGTTGTTTTAAGAAAGGTTATCATAAGGGACAATATCTTGCTCTTGTTCAACATAAACCTGTTAAAGTATTCCGTGATGCTAATAAAGACTTTTATCTTGATTGTAATGAATCAACAATAGAAGAAGGAATGTTTGGCATTAATATTCATAAAGCAGGAGAATCAAGTATTGTTGTTGATGGTTGGTCTGCTGGTTGTCAAGTTCTAGCTAGAAGTATGGATTTTAGAGAACTTATGAATATAGTTGACTTAGCAATTCCTTTGTGGGGCGATGTATTTACTTACACGTTATTAGAAGAAAAAGACTTAATAATATGAAACTAAAGAGTATTGGAATAGGACTATTAATAGTAGTAATCGCATTTGTTATAATTGGAGTATTAAACAATTTTGTTTTTAATAAGGAAAATGTAGAAGTCCCACTTATCGTTCCTGATACAATATATCAGGAAATAAAAACAAAAAGAGATAGTTTACAACTAGTAATAGATTCTATTCTCAATACTCTTAATAATACTAATCAGTATGAGAAAGAATTTGATAAAGCAATTAGTGATACTGATAGTATTGCTATTCTCGAACGCTTCATATATCTTGTGTCAAAACCAATCGGAGTTGAGAATCCAAAGATTGGAGACGAAGGTAGATAGTTTACAGCAATCCTACTCCTTTACGGGGGATGGCGGAGCGAAGCGACGCCTAGATAAAGAAGTATTAAGAATAGCTAATGCAAAGTTAATACTTTCAGAAGAGTATAAAAGTCAATATGAATCCTACAAGAAGTTATACGAACTAAAAATTAGAGATAGCTACTTGCAGGATTCTATTATATCTAAGCAACGTGAAGAAATAAAAAGGATAACAATAATAGGTAATCAAGCTATTGTTAATCTTAATAAGGAATATAATAAGTCTAAAAGGTATAAAAAGCAACGTAATGGATTTATAGCTAGTACAGGTGTACTAGCTATTCTTGTTGCTATACTATTAAAATAACTAATTATGAGTATGAAACTTAGTGAATATCCCTTTTATCAATTCTATTATGAAGAAGATAAAGGAAAGAAATATAAGCACGCAAGAGACTGTGGATATAAAGACCCATTCGACCATTTCTTAATAGGAGAAAGTGGAGGGTTCTTAATGAATATTGACCCACATAAGCGTTTTGTTAACACAGACCTTTTACGTCCTGCTGCTGTTACTTATGAAAAAGAAGGAGTTTATACTAAATTTGCAGTAGATAGTATGCCTCATATAAACTTTCGTAAACAGGAAACTCTACGTAGACTTGTTGGTTTTAAAGCTCCTTGTCTTATGGATACTAGAACTGGTGAGATAGAAGATGTCTATATTACTGGCGAACATTATAATTTTATTAATTATGGTCGTATTCTTAAACTAGATACTAAAACACTTCGAGTAGAAGAAGGTAAAGTTACCGGTCGTAAGATAAGAGGATTTCCTAGATTTATTGATTGCCAGTGGTGGTACTTCTTAATTAAACAATTTTGTCGAGAGAACGGTTTGTTTCTTATCAACGATAAGACAAGACGTGGTGGATTTAGTTATATGGAAGCTATTGGTTCTGCTAACTTTATTAATCTTACTCCTAATCGTGCTGTTATTCATGCTGCTAGTGATAATAAGTTCTTGGTTCAGTCAGGTGGTTTATCTGACTTTATGAAGAAACAAATTATCTTCTATGAATCTAATACTCCTTTTGCTAGAGGTATTGCTAAGATTGATGCTAGTGATTTTATCTTAGGTTATAAAGACCCTAGTACAGCTATTATTGATGATAACAGTTGGAATAGTGCTTGTATATCTGTATCTACTAAGAATAATCCTTCTGCTGCTGTTGGTAAGGATGCCGGAGAAATCAAATGTGAAGAGATGTCAGAGTTTGAGAACTTTGATGATTTTATGGATGTAACTGAACCTACTTTAAAGACTGGCTCTGTTACTACTGGTTTTCTTAATGCTTGGGGTACTGCTGGTAAAGCTAATGCAGGTTGGGTAACATTTGAACAAAATTTCTATGACCCTAGAGGTAGAAACTTTATGGCATTTGAAAATGTATGGGATAAAGATAGTAGACCAGAAGTATGTGGTTACTTTAAACCTTATTGTTGGGGACTTGAAGGTTATAAGATTGGCGATGATAATCAAATTGCTACTCTTACTTCTCTTGATGATGATGGTAATTCTGATATAGCTCTTGGTTTTCAAATAGCAGAAGAAGAACGTGCTGCTGAAAAAGCTAAGAGTAAATCATTTGCTAAGTTTATTAGTTATTGTGGACAGTATGCTAATATGCCTAGTGAATCATTTAGCTCTGTAAGTGAGAATATATTTAGTAGTGAGATACTAGATGAATGGGAACAAGAACTAAAGATGTCTAATAAATATAACTTCTATATAGATGGTAAGTTTGTAGAATATGATTCGGATAACTTTGAGTTTATTCCTAATGAACGTATTGCTGCTACTGGTGGTGTATTTAAGAAGGATTATTTTGATTATATTAAGAATGTTCCTCGTCACTCTAACGAAGACCCCGAAGGTTGTATTCGTAAATGGTTTAATCCAATTAAAGTAGAATATATAGATAAAAAGACAGGTCAGCTAACTAAAGGTACTCCTCCGGGAATATATAGTATTAGTTATGACCCTGTTGGTATTGATAAAGATAAGAAGGAACTTACTAATAAACATTCACATAATAGTATTAAGGTTTGGATGAATCCTTGTATATATAATGGTTATCGTCCTAGATTGTGTGCTGTATATTATGGTCGTCCTGATGAACTAGAAAAAGCAGATAGAATCTGTTATTATTTTGCAGTTACTTATAATTGTCTTGGTACAACTAATGTCGAGATTAATCGTGGTGAAACAGTTAGTAATTTTAAGAAGTGGAAAGCCGTTAAATATTTAGGTTATCATCCAGTTCATTTATGGGATACTAATATTAATACTAAGAAGATTAATACTATTGGTTATGATATTAGTAGTGAAACAGTTAAACTTGATGGTCTTCGAATGTTAAAGGAAATGTTGTATTCCCCCATAGGGAAGTTCGAGGATGGTCGTGATATGTTTGTTCTTCATACTATATATGATTATCAGTCTATACTAGAGTTAAAGAAATGGTCTAATACTGGTAACTTTGACCGTGTATCTGAAATGATTGTTCGTGGTATTGAATGGGCTGCTAATGATAAGTTTGCTAAAAAGCAGCTTGAACATAGACAGAAAGTGCAAACAGAGAAAGAAAACTTTTGGAATCGTAAACGTTATTAATTATGAGTTGGTTAACAGAAAGCAACAGGTTAAAACATTTCCTCTACGCAATCCCATGTGGATTACTAGGAATAATGTTAGTAGTAGGCTTAGCCGTAGGCATGGAATTTAAAGATAAAATGTATGGCGGTAAGTTTGATTTCTTAGATATTTTAGCTACATTGCTTGGCGGAATGATAGGATTCGTATTAATGCTAGTTATAGTAATAAGTACGGGTGCTATTGATTGGTACATTAATATACTTATTAAACTAAGCGAATTATTATGATTGATGCTAATCTAAATGCTCGACTTGGGGATATGCCTAAACAGCGTGTCCCTAATTCTGAAAAGGATGAATACTGGGCTGGTAGAACAATAGATTATTGTATTGCTGCCGGACTAGCGTGTAATGATAGAACTAAGACAGAACAACTTCTTGAAATACTTCATGGAGAAATGCCTGACGAGTTCTATCGTAAAACACTTAATCCTTATAATGCTACGAAGGAGAACTTTAAAAGGTTTCCTGCTACTCTAAGGAATCTTGATATTATTAATGATGTAGTTCGTCGTTATTTGTCAGAATACGTTAAATCTCAACATGAATTTATTGTTGGTGCTAATAATCCTGAAATCATTATGGCTCGTGATGCTGCTATTCGAGAAGATATAGTTAAGCGAGCTATGTTAGCATTTCAACAAGAACTTCAAAGAAGAATACAGCAACAACAAGCTGAAAATGCTCAACTAGAAGCTCAAGGACAACCAACACAAGAAGTTGACCCTGAACAATTAGCAGCTGATGCAGAAGAGTTTGAAAAGAACTTTATTGATAATTATATAGATGAAATAAGTGCACAAGCTCAACAATTATTAGAAGTTATTGATGATGTTCTTAATAACGAAACAATAATTCCAGTTGAATACTTTAACTATATCGTTACAGGGGAAGTTTATAGTTTTCATACTGTTCGTGGTAAAAAACTAGTTAAAGAGTGGGTTCCAACTACTGATATGTTTCCTGTTCCTAATGGAGAACAAATGGTATCTAAATATGATATTGTGGCTCGTAGAATGTTGATGAGTTATAATCAAGTAATAGACCAATTCTCTGATGAATTATCAGATGAAGAACTAGAGTTTATAACTAAGTATTATAATCCTAGTACAGTTGGTGCTACTCGTACACTTAGTCTTAATGCTTATACTTATTATTTCCCTGAAAAGTGTAAAAGCTATGAGAATGATAATAGAGAGATATTTCCTTCTAATGGTTATGATTTAAGATTAAAGAACGGAGAACTACTAGAAGTATGGCATGTTAATTGGAGAGGTTATACACAAGTTAAGATATTGAAATATGTTAATGAAGTAGGATTGGTTGATGAAATGATTGTTCCTGATGATTTTGAATTTAATCCTGAACTTGGACATATTGAGATAACTTCTGTATATAAACCACAAGTTTATGAAGGTTATCGTATAGGAGGTCAACGTTTTGGTATATATCCCGGTGGTGCTAAACCTATTCCTTTCCAATTAGATGATGATGATGTTAGATTGCAGTATTGCGGACTTCAAGAAGTACTTCCTCAAATGGGAAGATTCTCTATTGTAGAAATACTTACTCCATTTCAAATATTAATCAATATCTTCTCTTATCATAGAGAGATGATGATAGCTAAGAACAAGATGTTTATTCTTGTTGCAGCTAAATCTTTATTTGGAGAAGATGCGGAAGAAGCTATCTATAATATAGCAGCAGAAGGTATATTCCCGTATGATGATGCGGAAGATATTAATAGTACTAAAGCACAATCTATTAAAATGCTTGACGCTAATATCTCCGGCTATATTACTGAAATATCTAATCTTATTGAATCTATTAAGGCTAGTGCTCGTGAAATGGTAGATATGACACCACAACGTTACGGACAGATAGCTACTAGTGCTGGTAAAGGTACAACAGAAGAAGCTATTATTCGTGGTTCAATGGGTACAGTTATTATTAACTATATGTTCGATAAGTTCCGTGAGGACGAATATCTAATAGATTTAAATAATTCCAAGTTAGCTTGGATAGACGGATTAGATACTTCTTATTATGATAAATCAGATAGAAAGCAATATATATCTCTTAATGTAGATAATCATACTCTTGGACAATATGTAATCAAAGCTAAAAACTCTGATAGAGAAACAGAGAAGTTTGAACAACTTAAAGAGTGGGCTTTCAATGCTAGTCAAAATGGAGATTTGATGTCTGCTGTTGCTGCTATTACTTCCGGTAATATATCTAGTCTTAAACTAGCTATTAATCGTTATCAAGAGATTCGTCAGAAGAATGAAGAATCACTTAGACAATTAGACCAACAGTTAGAAGAAGCTAAGAATAAAGCAACTCTTGAGCAGATAGCTGCTAAGGGAGAACAAGATGCTAGACTGGCAGAAATCAAAGGTTATTATGATTTACTTGCTAAAGGAATGGATACTGAAGCTGCTATGGCTGCTTTAGCTAATCAACCTGCACAAGCTGCTCCACAAGATAATTCTGCTGAACTATCATTGAAACAAGCTGAACTAAATGAAAAGAAACGAGCTAAAGATTTAGATATGATTAATTCTGCTTTAGATAGAGATAATGAACTAAAGATAGCTAAAGAGAATAAGAATAGATATGATAGTCCTAAGTCTAAATCTAGTTCTACTAAGAAGTGAATACTAAGTTATAATTAGCTATATACCGTTCTCTATGATTCAGACATGCCCTACGGAACTTTCCGTAGGGTTTTTCGTACCCATAGAATCGACGTAGATAGCATTTCCTTTGCCTCTGTTGCATTTACCCTATCAAATGGATGAACTGTAAAGGAAAGCATTAAAATGCCATGACGGGTCTTAAAATGGCTCATTCTTTTGCCCTGTATCGAACGCAAAATTTCTGCTAATAAGATTAACTCTAGTAATACTTGAATACGAATACGAGCAATTCTAAACCTAATAATAAGGGTATTCAGACTAGTAAGAGTTTGCTTTCTCATATTATTAGATTACATTTGAGTGAAAGTAATAATCAAAACATATTTATTATGGGAACTTTTAGTAGTAATGATGATTTAGATTTAAGTACTGGTAGTATTGATAATGGCGATACTACTAATACTGGAGGTCAAGGTACTGGCTCTGGTGCTAACGGCAATCCTGCCGGACAGGGACAACAAGGTGCTGGACAAGAAGGACAACAAGGACAAGGTGGAAGTGCTGATACTAGTACTGTTGATAATGGAGGTGAAAACCAACAGGGACAACAGGGACAAGGAGAAGGACAGCAAGGAAGCTCCTCTACGGGGGAAGAAGTGGTATTATCAGAAGGCGATACTGTAAACGTTGATGGTGTAGATTATACTATTGATGCTAACGGTAATGCTCTTGCTGCTGATGGAACTGTGTTCCGTACTGCTGCTGAACTTGCTGAACTTATATCTCAAAATGGTTCTGAACCAAGTATTCTTGAACAATTACAAACTCGTTTCGGTTCTGATTTTAAAGATGAAAATGGTAATCCTATTGTATTTGATAATAATACAGAAGGTATTGCTGCTTATGTTGATACAGTAATTCAGAATAGAATTGCAGAAGCTCAAACTGCTGCTCTTAACAATCTGTTTGAAACTTATCCACAAGTAGAACAAGTTATCAATCATCTTAAACTTAACGGTACTCTTGAAGACTTCGTAGAAATTCCTGATAGAAGTCAGATTACTGTTAGTAAAGATAACGAAGAACAACAAGCTACTTTCATTCGTGAAGAATGGAAACTTAGCGGTAAAAAAGGAGATGTAAATAAATTCATTGACTATTGTAAGAACGCCGGTATTCTTTATGATACTGCTGTTGAATCTAAAGAAGCTGTTGATAGCATTTATGAATCTCGACTTGCTGAACAGAAAGCACAAGTAGAAGCTAAAGAAGCTGCTGCTGCTGCCGAAGAGAAAGCATATTGGGATAATGTAGAAAAGACTATTAGTAAAGGCGAACTATTAGGTTATAGTATTCCTGAACAGATTCAATGTAACAAAGACGGAAAGAAAGTAATGCTTAGTCGCAAAGACTTCTTGAAGTATGTGTCTACTCCTGTTGACAATGAAGGTAATACAGCTTATATGTTAGACGAAGCTAAAGTTGATTCTAATGCTCGTATGCAGGATGATTTACTTAAAGCATTTCTTAGGTTTACTGGTGGCGATTATGCTAGTCTTGTCGGTATGGCTGTTAACAAACAGAAAGTTCTATCTATTAGAACTACCGCAGCACAAACTACTGGTAAAAGGACTGTTATTATCAATAGTAAAGGTAATAATTCTAAGACAGTTGATAATGACCAACTAGTCTTGAACTAACTAAATTAAAACGAATATGTACAAATTAAGAGAAGTCGAAAGAGGTAGATATGATGATAGAGGTTACTCTAATGAGCAATCTCTTGCTGCCTTAATGATTCAAAAACCGGAAGAGATTAATAACTTCCTGACTTACACTTATGGTATGGAAGATGACCGATTCCCGCTAACTTTCCTTACAGAAGGACAAGGTGCTGCTGGTGTTCGTGATATTACTACTGTTGAGTGGACTTGGAAGACAATGGGTCGTCAGAGATTCAATGATTACATTGTTTGGGCTGATACTACTGATACTACTCCGGGTATTGGTGGTAAACCTATTAAGGTTGAGTTTGCTACTGGTCTTATTATTGAACAGTACGGTTTGCTTGCTCCTGATGGTAAGACTGCTGTTCGTGTAATGCGTGACCATGGTGCTGGTAGTCATGGTGGACATCTGTATTCTTTGCAGCTAAAGAATCCTGATAAGAGTGCTTATGTTGACCCTGCTAATCTTGAAAAAGGTAAGTATTGGTGTATGTTAGCTCCGTCTATTCCTGAATCTTATTCTAAGGGTAACAAGACTAATGTAATGGGTCCTGGAGTTATGAAATCCCAGCTAGGATTCAAGCGTTATAGCAAGGAAATTGCAGGTAACATTAGTAATGTTATTGTTAATTATGCTTTCAAGACTAAAAGCGGTGGTACTGATACTCGTTGGATTAACGAAGAAATGCGCCAGTTCGATGTTCAGATGCGTATCTCTAATGAGATTGACTTGTGGACATCTCGTTACAATCGTACTGTTAATGGTACTATTGATATGAAGGATTGGGATAACGACCAACCAATTCCTGAAACTGCTGGTATGTTTGAAATCCTCGAAGAATCTAACTACGATACTTATGGTGAATATTTGCCGCTTAGCAAGCTAAAAAGAACTATTGGTGACGTAGTTGATAAAGATACCGATACTGGTTCTATGGAGATTACTCTGTATGCAGGTAAAGGTGGTATCGAAGATTTCGATATGGCTATCCGTGAAGATGTTAAGTCCGAAGGATTTATTACTCCTCTTGGAGAGAAAATGATTGGTGAAGAAGCAGGTGGTCTTACTTATGGTAAATACTTCCGTAAATATAAGACTATTGACGGACATACTGTTACTTGTATTCATCTTCCTTTCTTGGATAAATCTCCTATTGCTGAAACAGCAAAAGCTAATGGACTTATTCATCCTCGTACTGGTTTGCCTATGACATCTCACAAATTGATGTTCATTGACAACTCTGTATATAACGGAAATCGTAATGTTCGTATGGTACGTATGAAAGGTCAGTCTTACCTTGTTGGTGTATTGAAAGGTCTTACTCCTATTCCACCGTCTTGGGGTTCTGTTCCTAGCAATTCTATATCTACGGATATTGATAAATCTCAATATGAAGTTAAGATGTCTCGTGGTCTGCAAGTAGATAGACAAGAGAAGATGTTCATGTTGGAATGCGTACTCTAAGTTAAACAATTAAAATTGAAATTATAATGGAAGGACAAGCACCAAAAACCGGAACATTCGGCAGTAGTCTAAATAATCCAAATCCTATGCCTAGTGCTACTACAGAGGTTAAAGCTCCTAGTGCTACTACACAGGCTAAAGCTCCGGAAACTCTTAGAGAAACCTATGAACAACTTCTTAAAAAGGAAGATGGTTTAGATAGAGACTTCTTCGAAGAAAGATATATTACAATAGCTCTTGCTACTGATATTACTATTAACTCTGTTTATCGTCAAGTTAATGCTAGATATATTGTTGACCGTCACGATAGCATTGGTGGTAGTATTAATTCAGCTAGAATCTTAACTAGCAACTATAAAGAAATGGAAGCATACATGCCTTCCCTTGTTGGTTGCTCCGTTAACTCACAGGAATATATTACTCGCGTTCAACGTTGGTTTAATAGTATATCTATTCCTGTTGATGGTGAAGGAAAGAAACTTAATTGTTCTTTCCAATGGAATAAGAAAAGAGATTATCTGAACTATAAGATAGATGAAACAGAGATTATCGAAGAATATGATAATGCTGAAAAGTCTAATCCTAAACAGTTGAAAGATGCTATTGCTAAATATGTAACTAAGATTAATACTCTTGAAGCAACTCGTTATCAATACGGACATCCTATTAAAGTAGATGATTACTTAGCATATCGTCATTGTTTACTTTATCCGATTGTAGCTAAAGACGTAGCTATTATTAGCTTCGACCCTCGTGTTAAATTCTATATTAAAGATGAACAACGAGAAAGTAATCGTCTTAAACGTAATCGTATTCAAGCTAACAAGGCAAGACGTAATTATCTTGACGCTATTGATAACGATGCTAAGTTCAAAGCTATTTTCGTATGTTACTCTGCTAGTAACAAACAAGATGTATTATCTAACTTGTTACTTGATAGAACTATTCAAGAAAAGATGCTTGACGACTTTGCAATTAAAGAGCCGGAGAAATTCAACAAACTGTTTAACAATTCACAAATTGAGCTTCAAGCGTTCATTGAAGAAGCTATTGCCAAAGGTGAGCTAGTTCGTTCTGATGTTAATCAAACTGTTCTTACTCCCGAAGGTGGATTTATCGGAGCTAACATGAAAGAAGCATTAGCTTATTTCAGTAATCCCGAAAATGCTGATTATAAAAGAGCACTTGAAACTAAACTAAAATTATAATAACTATTTATTATGAAAGTAGCAGAGATACATAACGAGTTCATGCTTCTAGCTCAACAAATGGGCATGAAAACTGTACGAGCAATACTTCCCGAACAGGTAGACGAAATAATCAATTTAGAGACTATCGAATATGTGAAAGATGTTTTCTCTCGTAAAGGTAATCGTGAACTCGATGGTATCTCTGATAACGTTATAAGATTGACAGAACTTGATCCTCTTCATACTAGTATTAAGATTAACGCTAAACAAGGAGATATAATGTTTGGTACTGGTTATAAGGTAGAGTTGAACGGCTATCCGACACCCATGTTCTACACATCTGTCTACTCCTTTAAGGGGGATAAGTCTTATCGTTGCAGATTGATAGACTTAGACTTAGTGAGTGAAACGATGAACGATTATCATTCAAAGTCTATTGTTATAAGTCCTATATGTTATAAGACTGAATCTAATATTGAAGTAATAGCAACATTCGAGATAGAGAAGTTCTTAGTTAATTATATTAAGTATCCTACTCTAATTAGTATTGCAACCGATACTACGAATGAATTATCAGATGTTGCTATGCACGAAGTTATTAAGAGAGCTGTTAATACCTTTAATGCTATCTCTAATAATAATAGTTATGAGAAAGTTTCAAACGAATTATCTAAATTAGAATAAAATGGAAAGACTGTTGTTTGCAGGTAATGCTGAATTAGCTACTGCTCCCACCACTTTAGCTGCTGTTAATGCAGCAGGTATTACAGAGGGTGCTGTTGCTCTTTACGACAACGAAGGTGCAATCATCTCGAACGTTCTTACTAAGAACATTCCGATGTTTACCTTGTTTGTTGGTGGTGGAGCATTTGCTAATAAGAGCAAGTATACCAATATTGTATCTGATATTGATACTAGACGTTTCTCTTATGTTAAGAGTGTCTATGCTGCCGGAATTAAATTTAGTGCGGAAATTACTGTTCCTACCCCCGTAAAAGGAAAGGATTATACGTTAACTATGGCTAAAGCTCATACTGTTCTTAATGAACGTTATAAGTGGTCAGCTAGTGAGCGTGCTCGTGAAGGTGATACTGCTGCTATTATTGCTGAGAAGTTAAGTACTCAACTTAATTCTCTTGGTAAGAATGAAGGATTTACTGCTAGTGTTGCTGCTGCTAAAATTACCGTAACTGGTACTGATTATGAAGCATGGAATCTGATTGCAGGAGATTCATTGTTTGGAGTAACTATTACTACTAAAAAAGCTGTAAAACCAATTAATGATGATGCTGCTCTTAAAGAATTGCAGATTCGTTGTATTGGTGGTGAAGGTATTAATTCTACTAGCAATGATGCTCGTAAGTTATATACTTTGCCGGAGTTCTCTAATGCTGGTGGTTGGACAGTGTTTACACTAACTTTCTATCCGCATCGTGACCTTCGTAGTGGTAGTACCGAAAATGTTAAGACTATTATTCATCTTGCTATTCCGACAGAAGCTGCTCAAATAACTACTCTTGAAAAAATATTTGCATCTGTTAATACTCCGGCAGCAGCAGCAGCAGCAGCAGCAGGAGCTTAAAGAAGATATTGTAAATATAACTCGTAATAGTTTAATAAAGGGGTTGCTATTAATGTTAAAATTAGTAGTAATCCCTTTAATCATAAATAGGGATGAAGGAAATTATCGAATCTGCTCTTAATCAAGGCTTGAGTTCCTTGATAACTATTTCTATTTTCTTACTACTATATAAGTGGTTGGATAATAAGAAAAAGACTGAAAGCGAAAAGTTTGTTAGTTCTATTAGCAATACTCTTGATGAAGTATCTAAGTCATTACTACAAGTCTCAACGTTTATTACTGATATTACAAAGAATATCATAGATAAAGATAAGGACAAATGTAAGACTGCAATAGAAGATTCTATGCTCGCTTCGGCAATGAGATTAACCATGTTCGTTACTAATACTGTTATTAATAACCACATCCATACTAATAAAGATAATATACTTGCTAATATCCATAATATAGTTAATGCAGAGTTTTACAGTGTATTCTCTAGCTTAGCTTTATATAAGATTAATGGAGTAAAAGCTAGCGATAATATGAAAAAGGATTGGATGCCGTCAGTGGAGAAGTCTATAATAGAGATAATGTTTAATGACAATCTTAGTAAAGAAGATAAAATATCTAGTTTTAATAATAAAATAAACTTGAAGTTTCAGTCTTACATAACTTATATAACAAATAATACATTAAAGTAATGGACATAAACTTCGATAATGTAAAAAGCAAATTGGTTGATAGAGGTGTACAAGTTGTACACCTCTCCAACATTGGATTCATTCTTACTAATGAAGATATATGTAGATATAATGCTATGATTGTTCTTAGTAATATGTCTAATGTAGAATCTAAACTTAGTGAAGAACAACAACAAAATCTAATTGCAATGTATAACGAATTAATAGTAATGCAATGAGAAAGAACGAAAATGGAATGTATACTTATCTTGATGTTCCAAGTAAGTATAATTGTGTTTATAAAAAACTACTTATTAAGTTAAGTGATTTAGGAGTAGATATGATTAAAGATTGTACTTCTACTTGTAAAGGTATCAATCGTCAAGTAATTAATTGTTGGAATATGTTTCAATCTGCTTGTGCAGCTTATACTCTAGGGTATTGGAAGCAAGCAGATTTACTTATTAATTACATTAATAGTTCTCTACAATTCGGTTGTGATGAATATACTACTGATGAGAAACCAGTATTTATGATATTTGAACTAAATATACCTATTACTATAACTGGTTCTCAAAAGATAAAATATAATGAAGCTAATTTTGTCATAGCTAATAGAGAATATGTAGTTGAAGATACTCTTACTATCTATCAAGTAATTAATGAAAGAGAAAATATAATAGCTTCAGGTTTATCTGTTAATAGTCCTGTTAAGTTCAATGAATTAGTCCTTAATGCAGAAGTAGGACAAGTTTATATATTTAGAGCTAGTGTAGAAGGACAAGACGGAGAGACTTATTATTCTAATGATTATATTGTAGAATGTGTTTCTGTTCCTGCTATGAACGTAATGTATTATGGACATACGGATATTGCTCCGCAAGTATTTGATAAAATGTCTATTAATGATATTATAGCTATTGAAGGTAACACTCCTAGAACTATTACGGGAAGTAATGATAATACTTTTATTATTAAACAGAAAAAGAAAATCCATTATTTATTGATACCTGATAAGTTAATGACTCTTGTTAAAGCTGAATATGGTACTACTCTTGTTACTACTCTTTGGGACGGAGAAGAAGGTGCTTATAAGACAAATAATCCAGGTGGAATTTATGATGGTATTTATTATAATGTATTCTTCTTATATTCTCCTTCTATATTCGATGATGATATTCGTATAACTTGTAGAAATAAATAATATGAGAAAAGGAATAAGTATAGGTCAGCCTCTTGTTAACAATAGTGTAGATGATAATTATAATCCTCTGCCTGATGTTGATGCTAAGTATGGACCTTATAATAGTATTGCAGAAGCTCTGAAAGAATTGTCTCCTGAATTACGTTCGGTAGGTCTTACAGTAGGTGTTAAACAAAATAATATTATTAATGAGTATTGGTTTAATGGAGGTATTGAAAACAAGAATCTTGTAATTAAGCAACAAGGTGGAGATGAACCAGTTCAAACTGTTTATATACAAGACAATCCTCCTGCTAATACAAATTCTCTTTGGGTAGATACTTCTGGATTAGGGGCAGCTCTTGAAGAAGATGAAAAGCTAGCTCCTATAATTCAATCTATTCAAGTGATACAAAAGTATCTTGATACTATTGTCCATCAGAGAGATTTAATTATAAATCCCGGTCATGTTAGTAATACTTTTACTAAGTCTGTATTAAAAGAATATACTCCTATTGATCCTAATACAGGACAATTAGCAATTAGAGTTGCTGCTGTTGGTGAAAGCTTTGAACCTGAAACAGATGAATATGAACCAAATACTAAAGCGGTTCGCGGGCATTATGGTACTCTTAAAGAAATCCAAGATAATTTTAATAATTTTGTAGATTACGAACTTTTAATTGCTACTGATGTAAAACGTCTATATACTAAGATTAATGGAGAACCTGTTAATCTTACTGGTACTAGTTCAGGCGGTGGTGGTAGTATTGATTATGAAGCATTAGATAAATTAGATACTATTGGCTTCGTTGCTCCTAATGGACAAGTATATCGTGTTAAGGTTAATAATAACGGACAGCTAGTAGTATATAAAAAAGAGTTAGATACACCACAAGCAGAACCTACTGGTGGACAAGAAGAACCTGGAACTGGTTGGGTATATGTAACTACTCTATATCTACAAAAGTTATATATTAACTCTTTGTATTGTGGCGGTATTACTAGTGACGAATATAGTTATAATCCATGCTCTCATAACTTCGTTGAACTTAGTAATCTTACAGGTAAAGATGTGTCTCTAAAGGGATTATCATTACAGTATGGTACAGAAGGCGGAGATTGGGAAGTACTCCCTTTATGGGGGAACATCAAAGCAGGTTCAACATTCCTAATTAGAGGTGCTCAATGTTCAGTAATGAATATTAATACTACTCGTATTAAAGTTGAAACTTATGATATGGAATGGTATGCTAAAGATGGTAATCTTATTAAGTTTGATAATAAGAAAGCTAAGTTTTTCTTGACTTGGAGTACAGAACCTAGTTCAGTTGCAAATCCTTATAATAACGCGACTTCCCCCATAAGGGTCTCTAAAGGTTATATTGATTTGGTTGGACTACAAATACCTAATGCTGGTGATGCTGATAAAGTTGATGCTGCTGAAAATACTGCTTATGGTTATCTTACTAGTAATTATCTGTTTACTAAGTATTATACTATGGATAATGTTAAGCAAGCTACTAAAGCTCTTAGTGCTAGAAATAACGCTAATGATATGTACTTTGTTAACCTAGAAGCCGATGTTATTCCTAGGGTAGAATCTTATACTCCTAGAGCTAGTTTTGAAAATAAGAATATATTCTTTAATAAGACTTTATTAGATAGTACTAAACCTAATAAAGTCACTATGAGTTTAGGACGTAAGGCTTGTTATACTATTAATGAAAGTAACGAACCTAATGACGATGCTAGTAGATGTTTTAATTGGGTTTCCGTAGGTTATTATGATGAATACTTATGGTATCGTGCATACCGTAGTGATAATAGTTATACTGAATGGACTAAAGTAGAATCGTTTAAGAATGAAACTGGTGTTCGTAAATATTATAATCGTATTAGAGCTATAACTACTGACGGTACTCCGTTTACTACTCATAAGGTAATACTTACTCATCTAGGAGAACAGTATGATACTCATACAAGAGACAAGAATGTCTATTATGAATATTACGTAGGTAGAGATGAAACTTATAAGAGTGATGTTCGTAGGTTTGTAGTTATGAGTGAAAATATGGTGAATTATGTTCTTAACTTTGTTCAGACTTCCGACCAACAAGGCTTTAATTGGGATGAATATAATGTATGGAGAATAGCTGCCGACCAAATAAAGAAGGACTTTAATAGATATGAAACCAGTAATATATCTGTGTGCTACTTTATGATTAATACTGGTGATATGACACAGAATGGTAATCGTATTAATGAATGGTTAGATTACGAAGCCGGTAGAGCATCTTTATATGATATTGCAGAAATGGTTACTGTTGGTAACAATGACCTTACTCCTGCTAATGTCTATGTTCTTGGTGACGGTGGAGATGATTCTAAAATCAATGCTACTAATATTCGTTTCTTCTATTGTTATGAAATGGATGAAGATAATCCTCCTGTATTTACTGTTGAAGGAAAAGAAATATTCGTTGAATCATTATATTCATTCGATGTTGGTCATACCCATTTCTTATGTGTTAATAGTGAGATAAGTTCTAATACTGAACGAAGTGTTTATGGACTTTCTACTACCGGAGTAATGTATGACTTAATAAGACAATGGTGTGAAAGAGATGATACAAAAGCTGTTAATGCTAAAGCTAAGATAGCTTATTGTCATGAAATGCCTTTTACTATCATTACTCAAAATCTTATTAACTCATTTTATTGGAACGGTCAAGAAGATACTAGTGTAGAACGAAGTGGTAGTCGTTTGAACTTTAATACAACTAAAGCTAATTCCTATTGGTTCTCAAAGTTCTTACAGACCCATAATTACCGTTTATGTCTTGGCGGACACAAACATACGTACAGTTGCAGTTATCCCATTTTAGAGAATGAGAACAGCTCTATGAAGCCTATCATACAGGTCACTGCGGACATTTTACAGAACGATTTCGGTTCAACTGAATTATATACGGAAATTGCCGAAGGTGCTTTACAGGGACAATCTTTCCCTAAATCATGGGAGAATAATGCTAATTACGATATGTTGAAACACTTGTGTACGTTCCAATTGGTTGAGGAAATTACAGCTCCTATATATTTAATGTGTCAAGCTACCGGATATAAACATACTAGTAATAAGGAATTACCTAGTCCTAATATACCGTGGTTAAGGTATTTCTTTCCAGCTAGTATTACGATTAATAGTCGTGACGATGTTACAGCTAAAGTTAATGCTGGACAACGTTATCCTTTCTATATTAAGTATTTCTTAAATAAAGGTAAAGTTAGTGACCTTGTTTATTATCCTCAATTAACTGCTACTGTTAAGAAGTTATCTAATGTATTTAATAATTCAGGTAAATACAATGTTAATATAGAAGGATTGAATCCTAATTACGGAGTTGTTGGCGGTAATGGTGAAACTAATAATGGTAACGATGTTATAAACGTTAAGTTTTCAAAATATAATATTTAATAATTATGGCAGATAATATTAAAAGATACAATCCTGATACTGGTAATTGGGACGTATCATCTTCGGGTAAAGCTACTGGTATTATAGTAGAAGACCCTCGTCTTATTGACCCTGAATTAGCAGAGCAAGGTAAGACAACTGAAACTGTCAATGACGTTCTTGTTCGTCATGACGAAGAGATAAAGAAACAAGGCGGATATATTGCTTGGCTTGCCGAACATGGTGGTGGAGGAAGTGGTGGTGGCGGAGGAGCTACCGGAGATAAAATTAATCTTACTAATGGTAATATAGTAAAAGAAGGTAATATTAACTATCTCTATTCTACTGTAACTACTAATATTAAATTAGACTATCTTATTACGTCTACTAAGAATAATAAAAGATATTTTATTAATGTTACTCTTGATGGTAACACTATTATCGAACGTAAAGAAGCATGGACTAATGCTCCGGGTACTCTTACTATTCCACAATTAGATAAATTCTCTGTTAATAGTAATCATTCTGTTGTAATTACAGCTAATGATACAGATGGATTCTCTGCTGAATCATATCTACTTAATATAGTAGAAGCTAGTATTAAACTTGATAGTATAGTATCAGGAAATACAGCTACTGTCGGTATTGATTACTTCTTTACTTATAGTATTACTAGTAAGATTATTGGTTCAGATGTTAATCTTGTTGTTACTAATGTAACTAATGGTGCTACTAAAACTATTGAATTAGGTAAAACTACTTCTACTGCTCCTAGACAAGTTAATGTTAACTTATGGGATTTAGGAAGTATTATTGCCGGTAGTTCTTATACTATACAGGCACAAGCGTTTACTTCAATGAATGAACAAACTGTTCAATCAGATAAAGTAACCAATCGTGTAGTAGTAGAAGATGGTGTAAATTTAGTTGTACTTGTGGAAGGTATTACTACTAAAGCAGAAGTAGATGAAGGTATTGAAAGAACTAAATTCTCTCAAAGCGGTAATATATCTTTTGCGTTTACTCCTTATCTTGCTGGTGTAAGTCTTATCTATTATGCAGTTAGGATAGAACATAATGGTGTTGTTAAAGATATAGGTTATTTCGATGAAGGAAATTATAATGATAACCAGTATGTACAACGTGGTAAACAACAAGTATTTAGTTATGCTATTCCAACAGAAGGAAATGTTCTTGGTGATTGGAATATAACTCTTCGTTGTTGGTCTGAAAAAGGAGACCCTATTACTGATACTCTTTTAGCTTGTGAAGTAGTATCTAGTTCTTCTGCTCTTATTGTAGACCAAAATCCTAATAATAGTAGATATGCTAGTTGGCATGTTCGTCAAGAGAGTTTTCCTCAAGTATCAACAACTAAAGTTTGGACAAGCAATGAACCTGATTTTACTGCTCCTGGTAACATTGAGCCAACTGGTGCTATAACTAATCTTAATGTATATAATACTAATGGTGTTCTTTCCGGCTTCTTAGTAGAGAAAGGACAATCAATGTTACGTATATCAGGAGAAGCTTATGGCGTTATTGACGTACAACCATTTAAAGATGATGCTACAACTCTTAATAACTGGTCAAGACAAGGATTCGGTTTATCGTGTACATTCAAGTCAGATAAACATCCTTTCTCTAACAGAACAGTTTTCTTTATAGGGGATTACAATACAGACGAGCAATTCTCGGAAGGTATTAAGATAGGTCTTGAAGATATTACATGGTCTTATACCGATGGTAATATTAAAGAGACTATTAGTTGTAAGATACAACAAGGTGTTATCAATACTGTTGACTTCATAGTTAATAAGAATCCAAGAAAGATGATTGTCGGAATCTTTATTAACGGTGTACTTAATGCTGCTCGTGAAATCAAGAATGACTTTACTTGGAGAACTAGTTCTAAAATATATCTAGGTTGTGACATTAGTAATGCTGGTCAGATTCAGAACTTTGCCGATGTTAACTTTTACGATATTAAGTTATTCCGTGTTCCTGCTAATGACAAAGAAATTGTTATTAATGCAATGAACTCCAAAGCTAGAGCAACATTGTTACCTGATGGTAGTGTAGACTTTACGGAATATAATAGAATGAAGTTAAAGAATTTCTTCTCTACTTCTGATTCTGAACCACACTCAACACTTTGGGATGATATTAATCAGACTTATGCTAATATTAACTTTAATAGTCTTATCTCCGATACTACTAAAGTACTTCCAATAGACATTATGTTAATTAACTGTGCTAATACTGGTTTTACTCGTGCTGTATTTGAAGAAATAGGTGGACAGAATAATAACTGGTATTCAGGTTGCACTATGAGTTATTTTAGTCCAACTTCCGGTAAGTCTAGTTCTGAATATACTACTGATGTATCTGTTTCTAAACAGGGTACTTCTACTATGAACAATCTTGTTAAGAACTTAGAGATTAGATTTGATAAGATGCTTAAAGCAGATGATGGTAGTAATCTTGATTACGAGTTATTCCAACCTAAAGAAACATGGTTTCCTGAAAGACAATTTACACTTAAAGCCGACGTTGTAGATAGTGCTCATGCTAATAACGCTTCTATTGGTAAATGGATTAATGATAACTCGGATTTCTTATTTGAGAAAACTCCACCTATGGAAGAGTTAGAAGCTCACCGTCCAGTAGATACTCGTGATAGAACTGTTAAAGATAAAGTAACTATTAAGCAAACACTTGAAGGTTTTCCTATTATTCTTCTTATTCAGTTTGATGGTGAGGAAACTCAAACCATGCTTGGTATATATAGTTTTAACTTAGGTCGTGGAGCTTATTATAATATGGGCTTCCGGTTTTTAAAAGATTTTACTACTAAGATAAAGAATACTGCTGGTGAATATGTAGAAAATAAGTTACCTGCTTTTGTTACTTCTTATCATGCTTATGAGCAAGATGAAAAGTTTGGTAGTATAGACCAACGTAAAGTTTACTCTTATGAGTTTGGAGAAAATGCAAACGTTATTGTTGATGGAGATAAAATTCTACCTTTAGCTTTATTTATGCAAGACAATATATCTATCATAAAACACGTAGGTGAGTTTAAATATAATGGTGGTAATTGGTTAGAACCAACTGCTCCTGTTACCGATGATAATGTTTGGAGAGCATTGCAAGAACTATTTAGTATCTTTGCTCAAATGACTACTTCAACAGTTAAGAAGTATCTTTGGAATGAACAGACAGGTGGTTATGAAGAAACTGCTGGTGAATATCCTGCTCAATCTAGTTGGTCTACTCTTGCTGCTGAACTTGATACTAAGTTTTCAATTAGAAATGCTTATTCTTATTTATTAGTATGTGTCAAATATGGACTTGTCGATTCGTTAGGTAAGAACTTAACAATAGTATGTTATGATATTGACGGTACTAAGAAATGGTTTATTCGTTTCTATGATATGGATACTGGTAATGGTCTTGATAACGTAGCTCTTGAATCTGTTGCTAAAACTGCTTGGCTTGATAAATTTAGTAATAATGATAAGAATGATGTTAACTCATTAGTTATTACTAAGAACGCTGCTGATGGTGGATATGATACTTATAGTTCTCGTATGTGGGACGTATTAAGAGATACTATCTTTGCTAATACAGGTGTATTCGATAGCTCTCTTGAAACTCTTTGGGATTTATGGAGAAACAATGATAATATTGCTAAAGATACTAATAATTATATAGATAATTACTTTGCAGCTCAAACAAAAGATTGTGGTGAGCTTCTATTTAATTATGACTATAATGTTAAGTATCTTACTGCTTATGTTGGTGAAGCCGGAGGTGCTGCTTCTTATGCTAATATTGAGTTCTTACATGGTACTCGTGTCGAGTATGTTCGTGACTGGTTAAAAAAACGTGTTTGGTTCTTCGATGGAGTATTCAAATATAATAATCCTAGTAACATTCAACCTTATAATAATAAGGGAACATTCTCGGCAGGTGGAGCAGAAGCTACTAATCCTAAGTTAGTAATTACTTCTAATTGTCCGGCTATCTTCGTAGTTAATATTGGTAATACTACTGATACTAGATATTTCTTAGAAGAAGGTAAACCTACTGAAATAAGACTATCTCCTATTAGTTCGTTTAATACACAGATTACTATTAATAATACTCCACAGATTAATGATATTGAAGGATTAGGCGGAATGAGATTCCAACGGTTCATGTCTAGTATGAAACTTCCTAGTTTTTCTAAACTAGATTTATCATCTGTTGATACTCTTAGTGATTCTCCTATTCCATTCGAGACAGTATTTGTTAATGACGAAGATTTCTCTGATGTTAGACATATTGATTTAAGTAATACTAAGTTTTGGAGTGGTAATGCAGGTCAAGGTACATTTACAGTTAATATAGAAAAATATACTAAGTTGAAAGATTTAAATATATCTAGTTCTATTGTAACTTCTGTATCTTTACCTAATGCTTCTCTTGCATCTTTGAATATAACTAATTCAACAGTTGAAGGCATTAGTCTTGTTAATCAACCATTCTTGGAATCATTAGATTTCTCCGGTTGTAAGCGATTGAAAACAGTTACTATTGATTCTTGTGATAAGATTACTGAATTAAATCTTAGTAATCTAGGAGATTTACATACTATTAAGATTACTTCATGTCCTAATTTGAAATCTATTGTATGTACGAACAACGTTAATTTGACTACATTTAATGTATCTAATTGTAATAAGGTTGAAGCAATTAATTTATCACAATGTACTAATAGAGGTCTTATTATTTATATAGTAGGTGCTCCAAATATTAAAGAACTTAATGTGTCTAGTACTAATACTAATAATGATATTCAAGTTGCATCTGAACTTCCTAATCTTAGAACATTAAATATATCTAACAGTCAAGTTAGTGCTATACAATATGGTAATACTCCTGTTCCTACTTATAAAGGAAATAAGATATTCGATGTTAGTCAATTAATAGATTTGCAATTTAGTGTTCAAAATGCTAAAGGTGTACATTACTTTAAGTTTAACAATAATAAAGTACATCCGTTTACAACAGGTACTAGTGCTTTTGCTGGTTGTTCTAACTTAAAGCGAGTATTCGGTCATCTTAAACTTCCAGGAAATGCAATATTTAATGGTTGTAGTCAATTCTATATTCATGAACCAAAAGAAAAGGTAGATGGAATTACTCCTGATTATAATGGAGAATGGTTTGGTCCAGATACCAATACTGCTCAAGGTTCTATTGATTGGAGAAATAATGTTGACTTATCTACAAACTTTACTATTGCAACTACTAATTGCAATAGTATGTTTAATGGAACTAGTTGTAGTATATACGATGTTTATTACTTCTTATATAAGTGTGATAATGTAACTTCGTTAGATAATTGTTTCGCTAGTAATAAAAATATAGTATGGGATTTATTAGATAGTCCTCGTAGGAATATGTTTAATCATTGTACTAAAGTAGTTACAATGAATTCTATATTTTGGGGATTACCTAGTCAAGATTTTAAGATATTTACTAGTACTTATGATTATGGTTCTACTGAACATAATGGATTGTTTAGTCCTCTAGTTAATCTCCAGTACATGAATAATGCTTTTTGGTTTGGAGGAACTAGATATACAAGTCCTGCATTTTTAGCTAAATTCAAAGATAATGTTAATTCTAAAATAATCGGATTAAATTCAGTATTTAGAAATGATGGTAATATCATGTTTGTTAGAGATATTAATCGTTCTCCTTCTGATAATACTATTGTTAATGAATTAACTGCTGCTGATTCAGGAACATTGCTTACACAGTTGCCAAACTTGGAATACTTAAATAATATGTTTAATGGTTCTAATATATATTTCAATCAATTAACAGATGAAGATGTTGAAGATGGAGTTATGTATTGTCCATTATTCTATAAGAATACTAAGTTAAAATATATACAAGATTCATTTAAAGGACTTGTTAAGTCTAAAGGTTCTTTATATAATGTATTTGGTGGAACTGTTAAGAATAAGACTAATCTTAGATTCCCTACTGCTTTGTATGGTATCTATAATTCATTCTCTATTGGAGATAATTCTACTATTACATTCCCTATTCATAATTCAATGTTTAGTAGATTGAAGAACTCATTGAACTATATAACAGGACAACAAGCTATTAATCAATCTACATTAGGTAGTTTTCAAGGATTTACTAAACAGTTCCTTAAAGAAGGTGATGAAGTATTTCCTTATGATGTATTTACTGGTTGCAGTGCAATTGTTGAAATACCGGGATTCTTCTCTGGTTTAGTTCTTCCTGCTAATACAGTAGTTGAGCTTCCTCTTAATTCATTTAAGACTAATTACAATCTTACTAATATAGCTAATCTATATTATGACATGAAGAACTGTAAGTATAGTCTTACTGGTAAGGGGTTCTCTAATTGTAAGATAGTTAATGCTTATAGATGTTTCTCTGAAATAGAAACTAGCTATGTTAAGAAAGGCGCAGTTCCTTATGGTCTATTCTATATGGAACAGACATCTACTATTAACTATAAAGGTTGGAATGAACTAGATGCAGCTAGTCAGAATATTACAGAGAACTATGGTATAGATAGTGACGGTAATTGGATTGAAAGTGCTGAAATGCCAACAGAAATTACTTATGCTAAACAAAGGACACTTCCTAGAAAGACTATCGTTAATATGTCTTTCTGTTTAGAGAGATTCCAAAGTACGGAAGCACAAGCATATACTATGAACTATGGTACTCTTACTAAAACTAATTATGGAGATATTATAGTTCCTAATGAAACTTATAATCCAGTTAAGTATGTTCTTAATCCTAATTATGACCCTAGAGAATGGTTAGACGAAGAACAAACTCAACCAAATTATAATAGAGATATTCATAGAGTTATCTTAAATAAAGATTTCGATAAGTACGAGTTTGCTTGGAATGAATATTGTGTTGATGGTCTTAGTGGACTAGGAGATATAGTTAGAGATAGTGCTCTTTATACTGCTGTTACTAATGGAGAAATTAATTGTTCTCCTACATTACCTGAAATCTTCGATGATAATGCAGCAGCTGTTGCTCCTCCTTCCGGTAATCATGCTAATAGAAAGATACTTAACTATATCTGTCCTCCTGACTTATACTATTATTGTACTAATGGAAGTAATATGGTAGTTAATGGAGTATTTAGTGGTAGTGGTAGACCAAATGGTGACCCAACTTATGATTATTTTAATTATGGAGTTCGTGGTCGTATTGCTCCTAACTTATTTAAACCTATACGTAATGCTACTGATTTATCATTAACGTTCTATTGTTGTCCGTTACTTCTTCCATATAAATGGAATAATAGTACTAACGGAGATATAGGCGAAATGTTCTCTAGTCAAATGTTTGCAGGAATGAATAAGTTAGTTAATATTTCTAGTATGTTTTACTTTATTATAATACCTGCTAATGTTATTGTTCCAGTTGAGTTTGTAGTAGACTGTATTAATCTTCAAGATATATCGCAGTTGTTCTTAGCTGCTGATTTTCAGTCTACTGCTGCACAAGCGCAACAAATAGATGATAATACATTTGCTAAGAATGTTAATCTAAAGAATATTAGTTATGCTTTTGCTAGCGGACAAGGCCAAGGAGAGTGGTCAGCTAGAAGTCCTAAGAAGATTAGTTCTACATTGTTTAATGCTAATAAGCATAAGCAACTTACTAATGTAACTGGACTATTCTATAATGCAACTACTACTACTGGTAGTGTACCGGAATTTTGGAATTGGCTTAATAGTCTATCGGCAGTTAATAGAGTAAATGTGTTCTATGCTATGCGTAAGGCTAATCTTACTAATGGTAATAGTGTTCCTAGTGGATGGGATACAGGTATGGTATAACAAAAAGTTGATAATAGTATTGTATAATTAAACAAAATTTAGTTTCTTGTAGCGTCCCCCATAAAGGAGTGAGTATTAACAGTAATCACACCTCTTTATGGGGGGAAGGTTGCAAAGAGTAATTAATAATCATTTAAAAGTAATTATCATGGATAATCGTATTTATAACAGAGCTAATTCAGCTAATAGTTTACAAATTTCTATAATGGGTAAAGTTGGAGCTGTTGCAGAGTTTTCTATTCCTGATGGAAGAGGTGGTAAAGAACCATTCTTATTAAAGAACATTACCGAAGACCCAATAACAGTTGAAGTAGTTCTTGCAGGTATGGAAGAACCTATTACTACTGTTCTTTATTCCGGTTGGAATGTTGAGTTAGTTAAACAAGTTAATAACGCACAAGTTGGTACATTACAATATGGGTACTAATACTGGTATAGGTATAGGTATCGGTATTCCTTTTAGAAATAATGCTCTTGGTGGAGATAATATATATTTTCCACCGGAGCTTGAAGCTCGAATGATTGGTGTTTGGGATAACTATGGTAAGAAGAATACTGATGCCGATAGGAATATTATTAAGAATAAGATTCCTAATGCAGGTGGAGATTTAGAGATTCTAAATGCTGCATATAAATTAAATAGTGGATTCGGAGAATATAAGTTTGATTTTGAAAGATGGGAACTTACAAAACCACCTACTACTTGTATAAAAAAGAATGATAGTTTTAATATTACTTATGTAGGAAGACCTGTTTCAAAAGGAGAATGTATTGTAGAAACTGGTAATAATAGTGATTCTGATATTCAAGTATATTTCAAAGTAGAAATATCAGGAATTGAAGATGATATGGAAGGCTGGTTCAATACTGCTAATTTTAGAAATAGACAACAACTATATAATGGTATTAATATAATAAACGTAACTGTCAATTCAAAACATTGGTATGGATTTGATTTCATTAGAACTGATGGTACAACTTTAGGTAATTGTAATATAGTTGTTAAACAAATACCTGCATTTGAAGGAGCTTTAGTAACTGATGGCATTAATGATATTATTGCATCTATTAAAACCTTAGACGATTGGAATGTTGGTGATAAAGGAATTACTATTATTAGTATGATTCATCAAATTAGTACTAGTAAAAGTATTACTACTACTAATAATCTTAGAAATGAAGGAAGAGTTGTAGGTAGAAATATAGTTAATAATACAGATAAGACTGGAATTTACGGATGGTATAAAGAAGACCTTCAAGGAACAACTGCAACTTTAATAAGCAATATATTAGGAGATAAAAATGATTATACAGGAGATTATACAAAAAGTACTAACCCAATTACTAATTCTAAGTTTTATGTACAAGGTTATGCTATTGAAAATGGTTTTACTGAATTATCCTCTGTTGCTCACTATTGGACTTTTGCAGTATTAGGTAAAGCTACCGAAGATGAAATCAATCTTATTATTGCTAAATATAATCTTGATAGAACACTTAAACCTGATATACTGTGTGATGTCAAGAAACAGGGAATCACCAACGATAACCACGCAGAGTTTGGCGACAAGCTGATTGACTTTTCCGGTAACGGTAGGGATATTCAGTTGAACAATATTGCTTGGGATGGAGATAGTGGTATAGGTAAATATAATTATCCTAACTGGAAGGTTAATGTTACACGAGGGAATACATACACTGATATTGTTTGTTATGATTTTGTCAATGGTACTTATTCGGCTAACTTTAAAGGAGTAACAGATTTATATAAGAGTTATGGCTTGTCAGTAGAGATTAAAGTAGATAGAGCAAACATTACTGATTATCATTCAATAAAGAAAGATGGTATATACACTGTAACTCCACCCGATGATGCTACAAGTATAGATATACGTTTTGGTGGAGGGTACGTTTATAATGCTCCTTGTGATATAACCATCACCCAGATTCCCTCCCACGCAGGTGCTCTCTGCCTTGACGGAGTAAATGACTTCGGTAAGGTGACAGGGATGCCGATTTACAAGGATTATACTATTGTTGTTGATTACGAAAGAATTAGTGGTATAGAGCAAGCATGGGCAGAAGCTCTTATTTCTAAATCTTATATAGCTAATCAGGGAGCTTTTGTTTTAATGGAAACAAATGGGATGGCTAAACACTCATGTTCTTTTGGAACATATACTACATTTAATAAAGATGATTCTACAAGAACTTTATTATATCAAAGCAAATATAAATGTGGAGATGTTGATTTAAATGCAGGTACAGGAATTGACAGAGATACTCTTTGGCTAGGAACGTATAGAGATAATTATAATAGTTTCTTCAACGGGGCCATCTACTCTCTCATGTCCTTCCCATATAGTATGTCCGAGTTCTTGATAGAGCGTCAGTTGAAGAA